GTTTGTTGGCTGGGCCTGCGCAGGCTAGCTGGCGGCGTTGGGCTTTGAGGGTGGATTGCTTGGGTCTCTTGCGCTCCCAGCGGTCCAGACTCCAGACCTTGGCTGAGAACTGCCTGAACTCCTTGGCGCTACTTGCTTGGTTACAGCTCGTATGTGCTGGTGCTCCTATGTGTGGTGAGCCGCCGAACAGCGAGACGGCTGCTATGGATGAGATGAGCAATGGATGGATGCATTCTCTCTATTCCTCGTTTACGGGGATTACCTCCTTGAACCTCAAGGCCCGTCGTTCGGCAGCGCGAGAGGTCGTGATGTCGTACAGGATCAACTCCGCCAGGCGTTCGCGGTCCGCCTCAGAAAGACTTTCCCCGTCAATGCTTTTGAGCCGAAGAATGACCAACTCCTGCACCTTGCGTTCGCGAAGGTTGTGGAGGAGAAGTTGTCGTAAGAGATCGGCCAACTGCGGCAAAAGATCTTCCTCAGGCATGGGACGAACCCTATCAAAAGCAAGAGCCCCCTTTCGGAGGCCCTCGCCCGAGATGACGCTTAATGATGTATCCTTCAGGTATGCCGCCAAAAGGATCTGCAGATCATATCAGAACCCGCTGATAGATCGCTCGCCACAGCGGGTCGCCCCTAGATCGCCCGGGCTACAACCTCTTTCGAGGGGGTGACGGCCGGTGGGCAACTTTAATACGGCGGGAAGCTCTCAAGCGGATTCGGACGGGACTTGCGGAGGCTTTACAGCCCGCGAGCAGCGCGATACCCGTAGCGGTGTGATCCTGAAAGATCCGGCGCTGGATCGTTAACTAATCGAAAGAGATACAGAGATTGAGGATCTACCCCTTCCCGAGCCGCGAGGGTTCTTACCGGCTATATTGCCCCCTATGGGAAAAAAGAGAGGAAACAGAGCAAAGAGGAAGAGGAAGAAGCCTCAGAGTTGGTGCTTACGTCCTTACGCAATCGGGGAGAAACACCGAGCATGGCCAGAGTGGTTCTGGGATGGAGAAGCCTTTAGGCGCTATTAGCCTCTGAGCTAAATTTAGGTCTCGGTCTAACAGCTACTTGAACCTAGTCTCCGTTGCTCGGCCAGTCAGCACTCTCAACGAAACGGATGAGATGTTTGTCCTTCAAAGCGATGTAGCGTTCTGCGTTGGGGGGAAGGGGAGCCTCAAGGAGCGCTTTGCGTTCAGTCCGCGAGCAAGCGCCGATTCCTTCGCTCCCTTTAGACTCGATGAGCCAGATCCTGCCGTCCGGGAACACAGCAAGGTGATCCCCAGGTCCCTTGACGTGCCGCAAGGACGCCACGATGGCTCCCATGGCTTCTAAGGCCTTGCTGACGGCGCGTTCGAACTTGATCCCGGCGCCGCTCTTGTTTTTCAGGGGCCTTGACATCAACGGTAGTATACGGCTACACAATCAACCGAAGGGGAAGCTCGGAATGCCTCGACTCTACAAGATCAACTGTGCTTTTTACATCCAGCTTGACGGCGAGGACCCTGAGGACGTAGCGTCGGAGTTCTCACTCGGGTTCTCCAACGTGGTTGGTGCGGCCGAAAACTTCCCAATGGCAGAGATCGTTGGCGGCGACGTTCAGAGCATTGAGAAAGCCCCAGACCACGAGGCCGAGCAGTACGAGGAAATCTAACTTCGTAGGGCCAGCTTCCCAGCCAAGCCCTACAAGCGCACGACCCCTTCCGAGGGGTCGTTTGCGTATGATGGGGGAACGAATGACCGAAACGTGCTCAAGCTGCGGAATGCCAGCTTATGCCAATGGCGAAGGAACCTGGTTCGGGCCGGACGGCAAGCTCATGTGTCCTAGTTGCGCTGAGGGCAAGATCACGCCGGGCTACAAGCTACGCTGGGACTCAGACAAGGGAACGTGGGTTAAGGATGCCCCGTAGGGAGACCAGAGAAGGAAGCGGAACCCGAATGTACTTCAACCTGCCTGAGCTGAAGCTGCTCCGCGCTCTGACCCGCCGTACCCAGCTTGCTAAGAAGGTTGAGGAAGCGATTGTGAAGGCGGAAGGGAAATAGTGGCGCTACGCGTGCGAAAGGACGGACGGATTCTCTGTGCCGCCATGCATAACCTCGTCGCCGGAGACATTTACATTGACGATGGCGAGCACTATCGCTTATCCGTAGAGCTTGGGCTATTCGTCACCGAGCCGATGAATCCTGACCCTCGGAACCCAGGGCGCGGCGGGCATAAGGAGCATGGCGAGTGGTGGCTGCGCGGCAAGGTCCCCGATGATGTAGTGGTTGAGAAAGCGCCGCTAAGGCCGGAACAAGAGAATCACAAAGAGGAGAACCAGCACGCCTACCTCAGCCAGCACCAAGAGGATGATCGCAGCGAGCAGGTAGCGCAGGACGCGCTCTAAGCGACTCTCTGGCAATCAGATTCTATTTACGATGGCGACGATTACGAGCACGATCAGGACGATGACGAGAAGCGTTACGAGGAGACTCATTTAGCTACCGGCCTTACGTTGGCCCGGGCGAAGAGGGCGAGGAAGACGGGCAGAACGGCAGCGACGATGGTTTCGGTCACGCCGGTATCGAGCACGATGTCGAACTTGGCGGCCAAGGCGATGATAACGCCGGAGACGGTAGCGGCCAGAAGGACTGGCTCGTGTAGAACGGGCTTAGGCTCATTCATTTTGTGAATCCTTTTCTTTAGGCATGGATGGGTTCCTATAGCGGCGTGTTGGGAAACGCTCGGTACCGGACCTCAGTCGTAGAGCCGAATTGGTCGAAGGTCCCCGTGTGGATGTCGGAGGTCCCGTGCTGGTAGATGTTCGGGCCATCCCCGGTGGAGATGCCTACGTGAAAGGCGGTCCCGGTGCCGAAGACAACGGCCACGCCAGCGTGCTTTTCAGCGTAGTAGCGAGAGACCGTCTTGCCTTCGGTGAGGATCGTGCCCGTGTAGCCGCCGTTGAGGCTTGGGCCTTGCAGGCCGCAGGCGTAGCGAAGCATCGTGTACCACCACGAGCAGTCGGTCCTTAGCTGCGGAGGGGGGGTAGGGACGTTGGTCAGCGCGTAGCCCTTTACCCAGTCGCCGTCCTGGCTGTATTCGAGGCGGAAGACCTTTTTCGCGTATCGCATTGCGAATAGCAAGCGTTCTTCGGCATGGCCGCCGACTACTTTGTTCTTCCCCACGACATGTGGCCGAGCGCGTTTCTTGCGCCGCTGGATTGCGTGCTTGAGAGCGAGACTTCGCTTGACGACAATTCCGCGCCACGCATTGCGGATGGCGTGAAAGCGTTTCTCCTTAATCCTCGCTTCAGCTAAACGTCGGCGATACTGCTCGATAGTCATACGGCTCCTAAGCGTTGTTGGAGAGCAAGACGGCAATCAGGCCGCAGATGGAGAGCATCATCCCGCCCATTGCCACGGAGGCGGCGTAGAAGGCTTTGCTGGTCCCAGAGAGCTTACCGCTCATCTCGGTCACATCCTCGCGAGTCTCTTTAACCTCTCCCATAATCACTTTGATGGCGGTGTCATGGGCGGCGGTCCGTTCGCGCAAGCGTCCGATTGAATCGTGGTTGGCGGTAAGGCGCGCGTCATGGCTGCGCAGTTCGGCCTTAACCTCGCCCAAGCCGTCCACTAAGACCGCTTGGCTTTCTCAAATCGGGGATGGTAATCTGGGCGCTGAGGCATGAGGGCCTATTCCCTTCGTGTCTCTGGGCGGCGTTCCGGATGGGGAGCGTCGCCCGCTAGTTTAGTGGAATCAAGTAAACAGCGGATTATTCAGCGTACTTATTTCCGCTGAGGTACTTATTCCCGGAGAGGTATTTGTTGCCCGAGCTGTATTTGTTCGAGCCTCCGTATTTGGAGCCTTCGGGTTCGGGCATTGCGTTGGGGCCGGTTTTCCAGGCGTCTTCAAAGGCTTCGCGGATTTCGTCTTCTATCCGCTCAGGGATCTTCTTCTGCGGGGGGAGGTATTTCTGCTCTTTGCGTTTGATGAACCCCTTGGCCGATTCCTGCGCATGGATCTTGCGAACTGCATCGGCGATTTCCTCTTTGCGCTCTCTGCGGTTGGGGTTCGGGCCACCATTGAAGCCGTACATGATCTTCTGAAAGAGTTTGGAATCCCCGTAATACGGAACCTTGCCCTCGCCGTACTTTTCATCGAACTTGCGCTCGACTCGCTTTTCTTCGCCGAACTGCTTGGCGGTCTGCCCGATCAGCGGATTGAAGAACGAGCGCTGGCTTCGTAGCGGATCGCTCTCGCCGAATAACTTGGAGGCGGCAGACGGACTCTGGCCAATGTCAGGACCAATTGGCGTATGCGCGCCGAGGAAGCGCAGGAAGGGAGAAAGGTTTCCCGCCTGGCGCAAGGCGAAGAGGAACCCGTTTTCCCCAAGGTCCGCCCCGGTATAGGTGTTCTTGCCCCCGATGGCTTCAAGCGGGATGGAGATAGCCGGGCTGAGGCCGCCGATAGCTGCCTCGGGTTTGCCTTCCAAGGCAGCTTGGGCCGGGGAGGAGAGGCCGGAGAAGAAGCGCTGGCCAGCGGGGAGCACCGTCTTGCCGCCGACCACGGGCTTGGTGTAGTCGAGGATGTTGGGCGTGCTGCCCTTTTCAGCGGCGATTCTCTCAAGCTGTTGAGCGTTGACCTCTCCTAGGGAAGCCAGCGCGGTAGCGACGACCGGGTGATCGAGCGGAAAGTGATAGAGCGTCCAGAGCACCGCGTAGCGCTGGAAGTTGTAGAAGATCGCGAAGGGGGCAATCTGTTTCTCAAAGACCGTGAAGCTGTTCCAGTTGCCCATCTGGCCATTCATCGCCTCAGTCAGTCGGTCGGCCAGTTTCGGGTGGGCCGCGACGTAGACCTGGCGCTCTGAGGGAGTCATTCCCCGCATCTCCTTCACGGCATCCTCCATCCCCCTGAAGAGATTGTTGGTCGAGCGACGCCAAAGGTTGAAGCCTTTGGCAGCTCGGGCGAAATCACCCTCGGTCCTCGCCGTCGCAGCGACCTCGCGGAAGAGGCCACCACGCGAGCGGTCAAAGCGGTGCAGCTTCTCACCGTTCAGCAACTCCAGGGCGTGACGCCATTTCTGCTTGCCCCCCGCTGCCCTGATCGGGTCCATGTAGCCACTGGAGCGCAATGCCTTGAGGTTCGGCGCACCCCTGGTGCCTGCCCCTGAACCCACAACGGCGCGGATCATCCCTTGCTCATCGGGTGGGAGCTTGCTGATCTTTTTCAAGTTGGCGATGGCTTTGGGGATGCGAACCACATCGCGCCCCAGTGCGGCTGCACCCGGCAATCCTTCCTGAAAGAACTGGCTAATCTCGAAAGCGGGCGAGTTGAGGATCAGGCTGGTCGCTCGGTTGGTCACCTTGCCCATGCCAACCGTTGCGCCCCCGGGGCCTTTTATGTGGCCCATCAGCTCATGAATCGCCACTCCATCCATCGGGGCGTATTTTTCGCCCCTGACGCCAGAGGCTTTGACCCGCTCCATCTCTGAGCGCAACTGCTCGACAGAAGTTGACTCGGCGAGTTTCTGGCCGTGCTCGATCTCGCCTTCAATCATCCGGTTGAAGTCCTCGGGGGAGACGTGGTGCTCGCCTTCAAGGATGGATTTGAGGAACTGGGTGCGAACGAAGATCGTTCCGTCAGGGACCCGATGGGAGTTGATTAGCCGCTCTACCTCTTTTCTGGGTAGGTAACGCTGGCCTCCCAGTTTGCGGCTGGCCTGATCGAAGATACGATTCAGACCCTCCACCGTGGCTTGGCGGGAGCGTGGAGCCTCTATCGAGTGGTAGATCAAAGACTCATAGGCCGACTCTGCGTTGCCGCTTTTGGCACTGAGTCCACGAGAGGGCCAGACCTTGCGCAGCGGCAGACCAGGCGCGAGAGCGCTGGCGGTGTCTGAACCCTTGAGACCACTGGGGATTCGGTCGGCTACATAGGCAGCGGGGTCACGAAGTCCATTGCGTTTGTTCTCTCGTTGTGCCGCTTTGACAAAGGCCTTCTCCATCTCAGGAGTCCAAGCAACCGCTCGGGTGGTCGAGACGCCGCCCTCAGCGCCGCCGTGCTCGGGAGGCCTCATCAACCCCTCCATCGACTTAGAGAGTGCCTCGGATTGCTTCAGCGCTTTGGCTCGGTCAGAGCCTTTGACCTGTTTTAGCTCCCGGATGTAGTCGAGCGTTTCCGAGCGGTTCCAGGGCTGATCTCGCTTGGGAAGGAGCTTGACCGTCTCGGGCGTGACCATCTCCTCGGGCTTGAGGATCGGCGTTCTGCCTTGCTCGGCGAGGATCGGGTTGGTCAGACTGTCGACCTGGCCGAGATACTGATTGCGCAGCGAGGTCCCAATCGGCTTTGATTGACGGTCGAATTCCTCGACTGCTTTCCAGAAATGCTTGTCGTGGAAAATCGCGGGGTGGTCAAGAATGAACTGAGTTGAGTGGCGGTCCAGGTGGATACCGGCCGGAACGTCACCGTGCTCGATTTTCGGCCAGGCTGCGTGGAGCCGATTGACGAAGGCGGTTCCCTTGGCCGCGTCACGGGGAAGTCCGTGCTTGACCACGATCCGCAAGGCCTCGCCGTAGTTCTGCTCCTTTTGGTTCGTGCCCTTCGATTTGCGCAGGCGTTTGGATACAAGCTCGCTGGCGGTTTTCCCGCGCAGTTGCGCCTCGCGTTCCATTCTCGAAACCTCACGAGCAATGTAGTGGCGGGAGCGCTGTTTCTCGATCAGCTTGCCGGTGCGACGGAGCGCATAGTGCTCACCTGGCCTGCGCGTATCGGCGACGGATTGGCGGATCTTCTTGGCTTTTTTGCGGGTTACGAAGCCGCCGCCCTCAACCGCCGCTTTCTCAGCCCTGATTCGCTTCTCACGGGTGCCTGAGCGTTTGGCCTCTACTTTCCCGCGTAGTCCCGCTCTGCTCTCCTCGTAAGCCTTGGTGCCCCTGAGACGACGGACAACGTGCGGCACGGGGATGAACGGCACCAGACCGGTTTCCTGGAGGGTGGTCTTCTCAACCGTTTTGGGATTACCTGAAGCGAGGTTCTTGCCCATTTTCAGGGTCCCCTCGCCCAGGGTCTTCAGCTCTTTGCCCAGCGGAGCCGCGCTCCCTTGCCGAGCGGACTCTAGGGCTGCGCCGCCTATGGCGAGCGGAGCGGTCAATCCTCCCAAGGCACCATGTAGGGTGGTCTCGGCAACCTTGCCGGGGTGGCCGATGACTGCGGCAGCGGTTCCCTCGGCGAACGCTCGTGCCCGTTTGTCCAGTTCTCCCGGCAGGGGAACGGGCGAGACGGCCGCTGCTCCGTAACCGCTGCGGACGGGGTGCCTGCGCGCCGTACGTCCTGCGCCCTTGGCAGCCGCCCTGCGGCCCTCCTTGGTGCTCGCGGCCGTCTTTACCCGTTTGGGGGTCCCCTTGACCTTAGCGGGCGTCTGCTTGATCCGGCGGGCTTTGGTCAAAGCTCGCGCCTTGACGCCCCCCTTGGCCGCCCGGGCAGCCTTGGCGACCTTCGAGCCTGCGCCCGATACCGAGGCTGCGGTCTTCGCCGCGTCCTTGGCGAGCAGCCCCGCCGCTGCTGCCTCCCCTCCCTTGAGTGCAAGTTTCGCTGCGGCTCCCGCACCCGTGGCCAGGCTGACCGCTTCGATGGCGTGGGTTATGTCTTCAGGTTCCCCGAGGTTTTCCTTGCTGCCGACGTGTTTGAAGTAAGCGCGTTCAGCTTTCTTGTAAGCGGCCGGGTTGAAGGTCTCAAGCTCTTTCGGGGGCATGATCCCCTTTTTTGCCAAGCGGATGGCCTCTTGGGGCTGGAATGCCGTGGGCGGTTTAAGCGACCGGAATTTACGCAGTGATTTGCGCAGCACCCGCTGTTCACGGCGATGCTGCTGGCGTACCGTGGGCTTACCGCCGACGCCGGGTATGTGGCTTGGTTCAGAGGGCTTGTACTTTCTCGTCGGGGTCTTCGGCTTGTGGCCCTTGACCGTGAGGTCGCCAGAGGTTCCCCCGCTTTGGCGAGAGATGCGCTTGCCTTTACGCTTGGGCGGTCCGTAGCTCGCGCCGCTGCGGGTTTTGCCTAGCCCGGCCATCTACCGATGCGGATAGTTCTGTTCGAGTTTGCGTTCACGCTGGCGTTTGGCTTGGCCTTTCATGCGTTTCACCGCAGTTCGCGCCTCAGCGGGGCTTACTTCGGCTTCTTTGGCTACCGCTTCTTCGAGGTCGGCCCATTCTTTCGCCGTGCTCGGGTAGCCGTGAGCTTGGACGAGCTGCTTTGCCTTGGCCTGAGCATTGCGATGACCTTCGCGACCTTCGCGGATTTCAGTAGGCGTACGGCCGCCTTTCTTGCCTTCTTTTCCTTCTTTGGGTTCGCGCCGGGTTTTGCGGTTTTCGTTGCGCTGTTCTTCGTTTTGGCGACGGTTGTCTTCGGCTTCGAGGCCAGCTTTGCGCCCACCTTCGCGTTCCTCAAAAGCTGCCTTGCGTTTTTCCAGGGGGAAGGCGCGGTTCTGAACCTGCTTTTCAAACTCTTTGTCTTTGAGTTCCTGGCGTTTAGTGGCCGCGTAGTCCCCGCGTTCGCGGGCGATAGCCGAGATGTCTTTGCGAACTGAGCGGCCCCGGCGCTGCTCCTCCTTGCGAGAGGCGATGGACTGGCCGACACCGATCCGCTTCTGATCGGTCAGGTAGGCGAATTGGTTAGCGCCCGCGCGTGCGGTGGCTCCACCCTGTGCAGCGGCGAGGTAGTTACGCTGGGCTTGGGCTGCAGCCTCTCGTTCGGCGGGGGCGTTGGAAGCGGTGGTGCCGCGCAGCTCAGCGGATTTCTGGGCTTCTGCCTGCAGTTTGGCGGTGTTCGCAGAGTCGATGGCGCTGGCTTGACCGATCTGGGCCTGGTTAGAAAGTCCGGCCTGCTCATAGGCAGCCTGGGTCTCTGAGCGTCCCTGGTTGACCTGAGTGAGGTAGTTCTGCCACCAGTCGCCGACTTCTTTACCGCGACGGCCGGAAGCTCGCAGTTCCCCTTTGGCAGCGCGTTCCAGAGGACGGAAGCGAAGGTTCGTGGCAGCGCGGGTTTGCTGGCGGACTCCACGAGGCGTAAGCGGTTCCGTGACCCGTGCCTGTTCTTTGCGGCGGCGTTGCTCGGGGGTTCTGCGTGGTCGAGCCACTATTTCCTTCTCCTTGGGGGAACTGAGCGGTTGATGGCTCCTCGGGTGCTGGCGGCGCGGTCGGGGTTTTTCCTTGCTTTCGTTTTCGCTTTACCCCTCGGTGCCTTCCCTCCCCTGCCCGGTGCGGCTTCAGGATCAAGTGGAGCCTTTTCAGCGTCGCCGATGCGGTCCCATTCGGCCCCTTGTTCGGCTTCTGCTTTTTCTTCGGCGGCTTGAGTGCGTTTAGCTCCGATTTCCCCGAGCGCGTCGCGGTAGGTCGAGGCAAGCTGATCGCGGTTAGCGCCGTACGCGGAGCGGTTATTGCCAAGGCGGTTGGAGGTCGAACCCGAGTAGAGCTGCAGCCCGGCCGAGTTCATGATCCCCCGGTTGTGATTGAGATAGGTCTGCTCCAACAGCGCGGCTCGGGAATTCGGGTTGGACTGGTAGTCATTGAAGCCGGGATCTAGCCCGAACTCCTGTTTCGCCTGAGCTTCAGAGAGGTCGAGGTTCCCTTCGGCGTTCAGGTATTTGCGACGAGCGCCTGAGACGGTCTGCTCATAGCGGGAATTCCAGGGCGTCGGAGCAGGAGCTATGCCCCCAGGAGTTCCAGAGGGGGCACCACCACCGCCCCCGGGAAGCGCTTCTCCTTGGCCTATGCCTACTTTGGGGCCTCTGGCGGGACGGCCTGGTCCAATGCCGATCCCCAAGCGCGCGGGCTGGTTGGGGCCTATGCCCTGGCGACCCCTGGGAGCCGTGGTCCCACCTGAGGTGGCAGCCGGACGCCGGGCCTGAATGGCCTGGGCGACGATTGCTCTGCGGGAGGTACGCGGTGGCAAGGATTCTCCTATCCGACTCGCAGGGGGTCTACCTCAACGAAGAGGGCGAAGAAGCTAACTTTTTTCCCGTTCAGAGTCTTGTAGCGGGTGTTGATAGCTTTGCTTTTGGCCACTACCTGCGAGCCGGTGCTGAGGTTCGCGGGCGACATGTCGAACTGATCGGTCCCAACCACACCGGCAGCCCCGACCGAGACCCCGTCGATGAATAGCCCGACTCCACCTTCCTCCAGCCCGGCTTCCCCTAGCTGAATTCCGGCAGCACCGAATCGCGGGCGGAATTCCATTGCCAATGGCGCGGTGATCGAAGGCGAGCCGGTGGTCTGAAAGGTTTTTTCTTTGGTTTCCTGGTTGCTTGCGTCCTGGCGAAGCGGCGGGCCGCCGATCTTGGCCCAGGGATAGGTTGCCTCTTCGGTATAGAGCAAATCCCAGTAGACCCCGGCTGCGACTTTGAAGCGGCAAACATCGCCTTTGGCGGGAGTGGGCGAGGTAGGGAGAGCTTCAACGATTCCGTAGTTGCGGTTGCCTGCCGCATTGTCTCCCGTTCCCGTGATACTCGCGGCGAGATTCAGCTTGGAATAGGCGATGGCGGCCGCCGAGTTCACGTCAGCATTGACCACCGCGCCTTCTTTGAGCATCGGGTTTGGATAGGTGCCCGTGAGATCCCCGCCAGCCGCACCACCTGGAACTGCCGTGTAAGGACTAAACGCCTGCGCCGTAGTGCCAATGACAATGGGATCAGGGGTGCTAAGCGTCCATGCCGTGCCAGCGTTGACCGCACCCTGCGTGACCGGGACATACATCCCTTGTTTGACCTCGGCTTCGGTATCTGCGTCCGCAGTCCTGGTCAGTTTCCATTTCGATCCAGTGCCCAGCGTCCCTTCCCCGCCCAGCGTCCCTTCCCCGCCCAGACATTCCTCTTTGGTAACTTCATAAATACCGTTGCGTTTTTCAGATGCCTGAGTCTTGAGCAGTAGCCGGGCGTTCATCGCCGGAGTGTTTTTGCCATCGATTTCAAGAGGGCAATTACCTTCTAGCGTTTTTTCGGCTTCAGCGGTAGCGGTCAGAGCTGCGGCTGAGGCGTAGACCACAGGGTTCTTGATGGAAAGTCCGGCAGCCGCAGCCGATGCCGCAATGTCCACGTACTCCTTGTTGGCCGCGTCTAGATTTTCGGTTGGGTCAAGGACGTTGGTCAGTTTGTGCGTATTGATCGACAGATCGGCCGTGGGGGCCGTCATCTGGTTCAGCGTCGATTTGCGGACCTGCGTATCGAAATCTGAGACGGTTGCGGCGAGCTGAGTGCCCGTATGGTTTTCGCGAGCGAGGACCTGGGCAACCGTTTTCCCACCGTCTTTGACGATTTTGCCCGTGGTGCCGCTGTAAACCACTATGTCCGATTCGGTGGCCGAGGCCGGGCCTTTGACCCGTTCGTTGTCTCCCGTTTCCCTGGCACTTTTCTCGTTGGCGAGATTGGTCGTCAGGGTTTCGTCTGCTCCCGAGCGCGTAGATGCCTCGCTGTTAAGTTCGGCCACGGTGGCTTGCGGGGTAGCGAACCCTGGGTTGGGATATTCGCCTGAGAGAACGCCCCCGGCTTTGCCTGATGCGGGGAGCCCTTCTTTTTCAATCGCAACTACGTCTTCCTCGACTTCGCCACCCTTTTCAGCAAGGGCACGGAAGTTCTGATCGTCGGCGGGTTCTTTGACGGTCCCGCCGGGAAGAGGCCAAAGAGGCAAGGTGTTCCTTTCAGCGAGTAGGGTCGGGAAGAGGGGTGAAGCGGTCGCCGATTTCGCGGTATTCGTTGGCGATGGAGTACTGGAGCGTCGCTTCGCCCACGTTGCCTTCGTGAAGTGCGAGGTCGCCCGTGTGGCGTCTGGCGCGCACATTGGCGTCGATGAATTCTTTCAGTGCCACGTCGTGCATGTTGATCGTCTGCGTGATCTCCTTTTGGCTGGAGCAGACGCTTGAGACGGTCTTTGCGCGACTGAAAATCGCAGCTCCGATTCCGACAAGCAGGATGACGACGATGATCGCAACGCGGCCCTTGGTCAATCTCATTTGGAGACCAAGACCTGAGCGATGATGGCCATGACAACAGCGGAGAGGATCAGCGTGACGATTCCGTAGATGACTCGCTTGATCGGCTCGAATTCAGCCTTGGTGACATAGATTCGCTCGGTGTCCGTAGGGATCTTTTCAAGGCCCCGCTCAATCGTTTCGAGCGTCTTCTTGATCCACTCTAAGTCACGCTCGATTGCGGTGGGCGGCTCCAAGGTGATACGGTTTCCTTTCTCATGTGGCGATTTCGAGAAGCAAGGGACGTGATCGAAAGTTGCATTCTCCTCGCCATCGTCGCCTTGGTGGTCGGGCTATTCGTGGCCGGGATTCTTCCCTACCACGCATCAAGCACCGCCCCGGAATGCCGCAGCGTCCCAGCTAGGTACGGCGGCGTTGAATGCCCGGAACCGGCTGCTCACTTCCGAATCGACAGCGGCGAACTTGAATGGGAATGACGTGCTAGGATGTCATTACAAATAGCCCCGACGACGTTCTCAGCGCCTCGGGGCCTGACACGGAGGATTAGACTCCATGTGCCGCAAGATTCTAGGGCTTTCATTGATCCTCTTGGCATTAGGCACGGCGGGCACGGCCAAGGCACTGACCGCCCCGACGCTTGCCGACGATATGCAAACTGCTCGCGAATACTGGGGCTGGTTTCACTCGCCACAGTGCATCACCGAAGAATTCTCAGAAGCCGAATTCTTTTGGGCGGGCGAGGAGGAAGCCGAGGGAACCGCGCTCAAACCAGGGCGTTGCTGGCTCAAAGTGTTAGCGCTTCCCCTCATCGAACAGCACCTAAAGCAACTGCAGCCCATCGAAGAAGGCTATGTGGTGGCACCACGCCTTCACGCCAAAGCACTCGAACTACGCTGCCGCATCACGGTCCATGAGTACGGCCATATGCTCGGCCTTGGGCACGACCCAAGCGAATCCAGCCCGATGTTCTGGCGCGTGACCTTTAAACCCGTGATTCCCGGCTGCGAAGCACGGATGCACTCAAGACTCAAGGATCGGCACGCACGACCTAGACGCTACGGGTCTGCACCTGGGCGGAAAGGTAAAGCGCTGAACTGGCGGTAAGCGTGCCACTAGTTACAACCCCGAGAACATAGGCACCATCAGAGGGAATGGTGAGGTCTGAGTTTACGGCCTGCGTCACCGTCGAGGCGGCAGGTTCGTTGATTTCGACCGTGGAGCTGGCAACCACAGACCCCATCGTCACCGTGAGGACATTTGCGCCGCCCGCTACCGTGATCGGGTAAAGGCCAAAGGTAAATTTGATCGTTGGTTTCGTTGCATTCACACTTGCCTGGGCGCGAAGACGGAGTTTCTGGGTCTTCGACCCCACTTCAAAGTCTGCTTTTGCGAAGTAGAAGACTGGGAAGGGGGTTACCTGTTCGGTGGTTATGACCGTTCCCCCGCTCACTGGCGGGTTGGTCGTGGCCTGGTTGCCTAAGAAATAGGTGCCAGCGACGCGACCGTTTCCTATTCCCTGTGCGCCAAAGAGAAGGGTCCGATAGAACGAGTTATTGGGACTCGCTAGATCCGAGTCTTCGACCGTTCCGGCTTTGATTTTGCTGCCTTCGATTTCACCGGCCAGTTTGGCGTTGGTGATTTCGCCTTTGAGCTGAGCGTTCGTGATTTCGGCAGCGGCCGCAAGCTGAGTACCGGCGATGGCGGCGGCGGCCGCGAGGCTGGTTCCCGGTATTTTGTTGGAGCCGTCGAGCAAGGCGTTGAACTGTTTAACGAGTTCAACGATTTTCGGATCGCCTTTTTCGTTTTTTTCACCGATTGCCGGGTTTTCAAGCGTTCCAGTCAAGTGAGTCCTTTCATGCGCCTATCGTTGAGGGCTTCGATATCTCCCTCAAGAGATGGTCGAGGCGGTGTACGGACCACTCTTGGTCCAGGGTTGAGTTTGAAAACAAAGCTGAGAAGGTGGTCCCGCGTTCGGCTACGCGGCGCTGGGTTCCAACGAGGGCTTTGACGGTATCGCCAAGGAAGCCTTCGCCGCCGAGAATGCCTTCCCCGCCGAGAACTCCGCCCGTAGAGCCGGACATGTCGAGAGAGACCGTTTCAGCCGTGTTGATAATGAAATCCGAATCCAGACCCATGCCGACCCTGCCACTGCCCCAGACCTTGGATTCGCGGATCGTCTTGCGGTCGGGGTTGTTCAGGTCAAACCAGCCCGAGCGCCAACGAGATTCGATGGCCGCGCCCTCATCGTTCGTGAAGACGCTGGAGTGTCTGCCGATTTTGTTGTCCCCCGAGGCGTAGCCGAAGACCAGCTCCTCAGTCGAGCCGATACGAAAGGTCGCAAGACACGAGGCAGGTATGGATAGCAGGCTCCACCAATCAAATTTCGGGTCATAGACCAAGACGCGGTTGTTAGCTTCAGCGCTCGGGAAGGCCAGGTAGATCCGGTCCTCCCAGACCCCCATCGCGCAATTGGTTATCGAGCCATGAGCCAGGGTTCCACCCGTGTAGAAAGGCGAGGCTTCGCCGGAGAAGATTGGCTCGATCAGGCTGGAGATCAACTCGGGCTCTTGGCCGGTCGTGCGATAGACGCCGTTGCGGGCCATGAAGTAGACCCCGCTGGGGTGGGTGCAGACGGCTCGTGGGGAGACCATGCCTACCTCTGCATCGACGGGGCGGTAGTTGAATTCCGGGGAGTTTTCAGCACCGCCCACCGAGTAGAAGACAAAGAAGCTCGTTTCCTTGAAGACGAAGACGAATTCCTTCCAGGCGATGGCGGCTTGTATCGCCTCGCCGTTGCCAGGGTAAAGCTGCACGTCGTTTTCTTCGGGTTCGACGGTCTGCCATGCCTCAGGGTCTCCGGGGTTAGAAATCCAGACGTGATCGGGCGAGGACGTTGCTCCTCCCGGTCCCCCAGTAGTGGTTGAGAAGCGGGTAGCTACAAGACGGTTTCCGCCCGAGGGCCAGACGCAGAGAGACCCAGCCTTGGGCATCGCTTTCGCGGCTTCGCCGTTGACGGTCGCGGTCGGAGCGGTCCATTCGGTCCCGTTCCATTTGCGCAGCGTGTCGGTCCCGTTGCCCGCATAGGCAACCTCTGAGTTGGGTTTGCCAAAGCGGGCAAAATCCCAGACGGCGCTCGTTAGACCCGTCTCTGAGTCCACGACTTCCCCTCCGGTGCCTATCGTCTCTAGGCGCGTCCCACAGCCCGCTAGGAGCTGCTTGGTCCCCGAGGTCTTATAGAAGGGTTCAAGGCTCGCTACGCGGTTCGTGAGGGCCGCAGTGAGGTTGTCATAGCCCGGGCGTTGCTCAATGGCTCCCCGGTCGCTGAAAATTACGTCGCGGGCGTCGATGCACTCCGCCTGGTCGACCGCATCAGGCTTGTCTCGTAAATTGAGACCACGGCCGAATCCTTGGGACGGATATCCCGTGTCGCCTCTCAGCGGGCTCATCGCATCGCTGCGGCGTCTTCGACCACTACGTGATCGTCCGGGGCGTCATGCTGCATATTCATCAAGGAATCGCGCATTCGCTCAAGTCCAACGAGGAATTTGTTTTCAGCCGCCGTCGCGAGTTCCCAGTCATCGGAATTCGGATAAGCCCTCGCTCGTGCTCCGTCCACAATCAGGCTGTGAAAGCGCGGGGGCGACAGAGGTTCTTTGGTGCCGCTGAGTTCTTCAGGGACCTTCCAGTATCGAACAGCGAATTCGTCGTTCGTTGAGACCGGATAGACATTGACCTTCTTGCCTTCGGTCAGGTAGTAGACGAAGGGGCTACCGGGGGTCGTCAGGTCAGGAGAGAAATCATCCGTGATCCGCGCCCTGCGCAGGGGATCGAGCTTGGTTTCCTGGGTCAAGTTCGTGACGTATTCAATCGTGCGCAGGTCTTTGACTTCCAGCGGGGCTTTGCCTTCTTTGATTGCTTCGAGGAAAGGCCAGTCTTCTTCCTCGCAGATATCCAGAAGGTAGGCGTCGTTCAGGTAGCCGAGACATTCTGCTTCAGTCAAGTAGTGAAACCCCTGGGCTTTGAACCGGGCGACGAGTTCAGCTGCGGTCACGTCGCCCTCTTCTTTGCGTAGCTTCGTTTCAACCCACCCTCGCCTCGAACTCGCTTAGCTGCTCGGAAGTCTTCCTTGAGCTGGTCATGCCGCTGTTCTTTGCGCAGGTCTTTTTGGCCCTGCAAATGAGGCTGGTCGGTGCGCGTGCGGTCTAGAACTTTCTGCATCACACCTTTACGTCGTAGGTCACGAGCAGCGAGTTCGGCGATGACCTGGGAATCGGGTTCCCGATAACCCCCGTCTGAGTCGAGAATGGGCATGTAGGTCGGCAGCTCGGGGGCTGGATTATTGCGCCGCACATGCCAAGCTCCGGCCACGGCTCCATCGGGCAGGGTTTGGGGACTGATGTCGTGACGGACCAGCACAACCTCCATCTCGCGGCCGAAGATCGACTGCAGTTCCTTTTCCAAGGCACGCCCTGCGGTGGCCGATTTGTCAACCCACTCGGCCCGCTCGTATTTGGCTTTGATATCGGGCGGCACGAGGCCGAAGGTGTCCTTCATCAGTTGCCTCGCGACACGATCCTGATCTTCATCCCTTCAACGTTGGCTTCTGAGGCGACCTCGGCGGGCGTCTCGTCGTAGAGATGCAAGAGCTGTTCAGTCGGGTCATAGGAGGCGCTGACGACGTTGACGGTGCCTTTGACCGCGTTGACCGTGCAAGTGGAGCGCTCGATGTTGTTCAGCCCCAGCGCTGCGCGGGTGAGAGCCTCGCCTTTTTCGGTGTAGGAGGAGTCCAGCGTCACGTCATAGACGGTCTCCTTTTGGTTGCCGATGATTCGATAGGGCACGCTGAGGACATTCGCAGCCGAGACGGCCATAGCTTCCTTTCCTTGGAGGACTTACGAAGACGCCCCGGGGGATTGACCCCCCGGGGCGTTTGGTTACGAGGTGGCGAGAGCGTTGAATAAATAGAGGTCGTTCCGTCTATCCGCGGCCAGGTTGGCTCGCCAGGTGATCTTTCCCCCGTAGGAGTCGGTTCCCTGAATCCACGCCAGCTTGTTTCCGCCCGTGATCGCGTTCTGCCAGTAGGGGTCTTTGTTGCGCACCATGAAGAAGTGCTCCCAATGGCCCATGGCCAGCAATTCGTCGGGACAGTCTGGGTCGGCAAAGATTTCCATGCCGTTCCAGGTGGTCGTGTCGTCTGATCCTGCCGTCAGCCCTTTGTCTGAGCTGAAGTGGACTTGCTGCTCCAGCAATTCGTAGAACTTCTGCTGTTGCAGTAGACCCGTGTTGAGGAACGTCGGGGATTTGCCCCGGCGCTGGCGGATCTTGCGCTGCGCCGTCAACAGAGCAGCGATGGTCAGCGTGGTCGTGGTCGTGTTGACCGTTGACTTCCACTGGCGCTGCAAAGAGGGCGAGAGGCCCCCGAGTTCCGCCGTTTCGGAGATCACGTTCTGAATCCCGTTCATCTCGAACGAGGTTTCCCCCGAGCGGGCGTTTTTGTTGGAGACGTAATGCGTGGTTCCCTCCGTGGTGACGTTGCCCGAGGAGGAGGTAAATGCATATTTTTCGTCATCGACAAAGGTCACGGTTGCGCCGTTGACGATCACTGCCTCTTCGGTTTTGGTCCCCACGTCTACCTGCTGGCCCTCAAAGATCCAACCGCGCTCGATAGCGATACGCCCGGAGGTCGTATTGAGATCGACGTTGTTGGTATTCGAGGTACGGCACTGAGCGATGCGCGCGGTGCCGTCCATGTAGGCCATGCGGGTGAACTGGCGGTTCATGTCATTCAGGGCTCTCGTGATCTCCTCGTCCGCTGCCGTGACGATGGAACCGGCTTTGTCCTCTGAGATATCGAGAATGTCGCCCTGCAGGGCCGCCTGTTGATGGTGGTGGGTGAGTTTGAAGTTCGCTTCGTCGTAGCCCTGATTTCCGGCTTCGTTCAGATTGCCGCCCCCTGCTGGGAGAGACGTGAATCCGCCGTTGCGGGTGACGTGAAGCGGAACCTTTGCTTCCTTGCCCTGCGTGTACTTGTCGGTCTTTTTGAGTTTGTCGAGCCAGCGATTTTCTTCAAAAAGCTGCTCCACGAACCGACGCCGCGTCCAGATTACGTCTAGGGCGGCTTCGAGTGAGCTTTCCGTGGCGGCCATGCGGCCTACCTCCTATTTTTCCTTGTGACGCTCCGATGCTTCAAAGACTTCGACTCCGAGTTTCTGTCGAGCCTCTTTGTCACGGAGGTTTATTTTGGGTTCACCCGTGGTTCCGACTGGAGGTACAAACGTCTCCTTGGATTCGGCGTATCGCTTGCGGTCGGCCTCCCAGGATGCCTTGAGTTTGGCTAGGCCGCCCTCAAGGTCTGGTTTGCCGTCGTGAGGGTCGCGATGGGCGAGGCCGTAGTTGACGACGAGGTCATAGTCCTCTTCGCTCAGTTTCAGGTTCTCGTTACCTTCGAGGCCTTCGACCGTTTTTTCGATGTACTCCTGCTCCAAGTTGTCAAACTCGGCTTCCTCACGCTGTTCGCGTTCCTCGGCCAACTGCTGTTTGACTTCCGCGATCTCATCGCTTGGGTCGGGCGGAAGGTCGTATTCCTCTTCGGGTTCTTCCGCTTCTTCTTCGGCCAGCTCTATGCGGGCGTGCTCGGCCAATGCCTGTTCTTGGCGCTCGGGGCCATTGCGGCCTTCGATGTCGGCAAGGAGGCTGGCGCGGCGGTCTGCCTCTGGTCGGAGATCTTCGTAACGCTGTTTCCAGTCAATTTCCTCAGGTGAATCGGGTTCTTTTGAGGGTGCGTCTGGCTCGACGGCCTCGGGGGTAGGCGTTCCTTTGTCAGGGGCCTGGGCTACTGCTGCCTCGTCTTTCTCAGGCATGGGTGCTCCTATCTCTCAGGGCCACGGAAAGGCGTTCTGAGTTCGTTTGCTACGCGGGCCTTGCGGGTGCCGCGTCTTGCCCGGATGGGTGGGCGAAGTTTCTATTCTTTGTTCAGCGGTGCTTGGCTGGGTAGGGGCGGCGCGACTTGTGGTTTGGCCGCGTTTGCCGTACCCAGCGATTCCGCCGTCTCCATCTGCGCTTCAGCCGCCTGGGCTTGCTGGCGGGCTTCGAGCTGCAGGAAGGAGTCAAAGACCGCGTTCATCGCCTCTTGAGCGGGCGGTTCGAGGTCGTCGTACTCGGTGCCCTTCATCCAGTCGGCGATCACGTCTTTTTGCACCGGCACATTGTCGAAAGGACGCGGCATCCAGCCGGGGATATATTCGCGTGGTTCTCCGGTTTCTTCATCTATCCCCGGGTCCTCGCCGAAGAAGGGACGACGAGGGGGCGTACTGAAGAGAATCTCTGGGCCTTCCTTGACCTTTTGGATGATGAGATTGGCGCGGGCGATATCGCGTTCGTAGGACTGCACGAGGGCTTCTGCGGTGCCTGCGTTGATTGCCGCCATCGCTTCATGGGGAGATACCCAGCCGCGATCAGCGAAGGCAAGGATTTTGGATTCAATCGACTCGCGCGTGCGCGGTTCCAGGGAGCCGACCGAGACCCTTACGTCGACCTCGCCAAGCAGTTCTGCTCCCATGAAGTCGGGGATTGCTTCTATCGCTCCTTGTTCGCCCCTTACCTTTAGTAAGCGGGGCTCGGTGTAGTGACGCTGCACCAAGTAGAGACAGTGACGAGCGAGGCGGGCGTGGAATTTGGCCAGGTTCTTGTAGAAGGTGGCGCGCCGGGAGGAGTCCTTTTCGAGTAGGAATTGGATTCCCTGGGCCGATTCAACCTGATTGGGAATGTCGTTCTGACCAAAGATGCGCGCCATGTCGGCTATCGCCTCTTCCTTCTGCTTGAAAAGCTCGGGGGGAATCTTGCCGGGATCACGGGTTTTGATTTCACCCGAGCCTGCGATCCTGATAATCGCGCCGGGAACGTCGTTTAGCTTGCCCGAGAGAACCTTGCCGTTCTGGATGATGATCTGCGGGTTCATCGTCAGGTTGACCCACTCGGCAATCTTCGAGACCGAATGGTTCAACTGGCGCTGAGAGTCGAGCGCGAAGCGGACCGGGCTGAGATTGCGGTCTGAATCGGGATCTTCGGAGTAATGCAGCTCGTGCAGAACCGGCTCGTCCAGCACCTTGCCCTCGCCGTCCACGCAGGGGTAGGGGCGCTCGGGGATGATTACGCGGCCGTTGGCAATCGTGATCCAGCGGCCTTGGGGGCGCGAGCGGGAGGGTCGTTCCAGATACTCGGTCACCAGCACAAGGCGCTCTTGGGCGTGCTCAGAATCAGAGGTTTCGGCCTGTTGGGCATCGGCGTCGAGTTTGCCGCCCATGTAGCCGTCCGATTCCATTACGGAATCAATGTCACGCGCCTGTTTGATCCCGTGCCAGCGGGACTCATCAAAGCGTAAGCCCGGCTCCCAGAAGACTTCGTTGGGGCCGTAGAGACGAACCTTGATCTCACCCTCGCCGATGGTTTTAACCTTGCCAGTCGGTTTGCCTTCCTCCAGCACATCGACCTTGCGGTAAGGGCCGACCGTGTTGTCGAAGTAGGGCCAGGCGAATCCTTCATCAGCCACGACGCAATAGCGGATGACGCGCTCGGCGGCTTGGTCAAGCCCCCATTTTTCATAGCCGTAGGAGAGAACTCGCCGGGAGAGCCTTGAGGCAGCGATGCGTCGCGGCTCGGGGGAGGTCGGAGCGATGTCATAGCCAGGGATTTTCTGGGTGGCCCCGGCTATCTCGGTCTCGACGTGATCGTAGATGTAGTTACGAACGCTCCTGACTCGGTGTCGAGCCTTGCTCCCCTTGCCTTCATAGCTCGAAGTCGTCTCCTGCTCGCGCAGGATGTTCTGCGAGTCGATCCACGAATACTGGCGTCCCCGGCTGAAGCGAAAGCACTCATTGCGGCGCGGAGCGCCTTCGGCCATCGCGTCGTGGCCACGCTTGAGACGCGCCTCGATTGAGGCGTCTACTTTCATCTCCCCGCTTAAGACTTGGGAGACCGCTTCTTTGACGCTGGTGGCCATTTAGGCAGCGGGTCCGTCCGTGTAGCCAACCTGCTCAAGCTCGCGCTTGGCTCTTTCCATTTCCTCTTCGTCCACCGCGAACTCAGGGAGAGTGGGGAGATCGTTCACGTCAGCGCCGGGTTCATCCTCGGCTAGGTAGGGGGCGGCCTCGGGAACCTGGATGCGATTGTTCAGATCGCGTCGCTCGCGCATCCAGTGCAGCCTCTCCTCGTTGAAGCGCTCAAGCAGCTCCCTACGCTCGGTTTCGCTGCGAAGGTAGATGAACACGACCGCCCCCAGGAAGGTCAGCGAAAGGACGGCCAGGTAGATCATCCAACGACCCCTACGGCCTGGAGGTCATCGATCAGTTGGTTGACCAGTTTCTTTAGCTCGTTGATACATTTGTTTTGAGCGTTGAGAACCGGGACCACTTCGGTAACGAGGGTCAAGCTGAGATTGGTCGCGAGGGCTTCTTCGACGTGGCTTCTTGAAGCGGTGCCATAGGTCTGGGTATAGGCAGACGTTTTCGCAACCGGCGCAGCTCCGTTGAATCCGGCTTTCCCTTCGACTTTGAAGTCTCGGATAATCGCCGAGTCTCCGTTTGAATCAATGCCGACATAGCCGCTTTTCTGGTCTTTGGCAGAGCTTGACTGCGCGCCCATAGATGCCGCCGAGGGCGGGTTGAAAACCATGCTCATGGGAGGAACCTCCTCAGGTCTCACAGACACAGAGGTTCGAGGTTCCGGTCAAAGCCGCCGCCGTGATGACGCCAAGATAGTCATCGATGACGGTTACTCCCCCTGCTTTGGAGAGGGGAATGCCTTTGCCGACCGCTGCTCCCGTGCCTTTGTAGACGTAGATCTTGTTTTCGGAATCGTTGGTTAGAACGATTGAAACACGGCCGGGATTGGCGGCAGCTACTTCGGTTGCTTCTTCTTTTTTGACTTCGACTACGCTTCCGGGGTTTTTTGCCGTATCGGAGTTTCCGAAAGCGTTGGAACGAGTGGTCTGGATGCTCATTTGGCCATCACTTCCTTGGCCTGCTCATACTCGGCCACTGCGTCCTCGAAGCGGGTCAAGGCATCAAGGCGCTCGCCCTGTTCTTTGGCCAGCTCCTTCAGCGCTCCCAGCTCCCTTTCGTACTGGACGATGGGAACCATGCCCAGGTGCTTGGTGGCGATCATTTCCAGCCAGCGAACCGAGAGGTAGACGTAGGGGTTGTTGTAGGCCGCATAGCAGCCGGTGTCGATGAATGGCCCCTCGGTGTCGCGGGAGGCCAGGCATTTGCCCGGCGGCTTCTCGGCTTGCTCTACGAGATGCGGTTCCATGTCAATACACCCAACAGACGGGACCCTTATCTGCCGTGAACGCCGTGGGAGCCGTGATTTTGGCGAGGACATTTTTGGCCGCGATGGAGATTTCTTCGGACATGATGTTTGCGCCAGCGGTGTTTTTGGGAATCGTCCGCAGGCGGGCGGTGTTGCCGTTCATCGTGATTCCGAGGAAATAGACGCCTGGGCCGACCGCGCTGTATTCGGCGGTCAGGTTCAGCTCTTGGATTTCCGCAGCGGTGCCGACCGTTGCGCCTTCGGTGGTTTCCGAGGAGTGAGCGAGAATTTCCCCGGTCGAGCTGAAAAGCCCGGCGACGACTTTGTTGGTGCCCCCGACTGAGCCGACCAAATAGCCGATGCCTTTGATTTTTTTGTTCACGGGCAAGAAGATGCTGGTGACGAATAGTTTTTTTTCAGCCGGGGTCGTGTCGGTTCCCGAGGTGGCTGCGACTGGGTTCCAGCCTCCAGCGTAAAAGCCGGGGGTGCCGGTCGTGGCAATGCCACCCGTGAGCGTGGTAGCGCCGGTTACTTTCAGGGTGCCTTTGGAGACCAATTCGTCAGACGCCGTAATGTCCTGACTTTGTTCCCCGACGAGGTGTTCGACCAAGACGCGAGAGCTGGTTTCGGAGATGATCCAGACAACCTGTTCGACGGTAACTGAGGAACCAACGGCGACTTCGGTGTCTGATTTGGAAACGTCAGAGGCCGTTTTGTAGAACAGCTTGCCGCCCGAGCCGTTGACGATTCGTCTCTGGTCGGTCGGTGAGGCGTTGATCAGCTTCGCGGTCACTTTGCCGACCTTGAAGCTATCGGTGGATTCGAGAGGCATGTCTTCCTTTCACGCCCAGTCCCCCATTGGGGCCGGGTCAAGCATGTATTCGTTGGGATCGAAGGCTGGCTCGTTGACTGGATCGAAGGTCTGACCGGGCTGAGGTTGGTAGGGCTCCGGGTCGTCGGGGATCTCCCAGCGCCGCGTCATTACGCCATAGCGTCCGGAGTCAACGAGATCAAAGCGGGTGTGGGCATCCTGGGGAACCGCCTGCCATTCGTCTTTTGCGTCGGGGTCGCGACGGTAGCGCTCGGTCTGCTTGATTAGCTTCGGCACACCCAGCTCAGGGGCCTCGGAGTTGGGACGAGCAAAGAGCAAGGTGGGTGAGGGAGTTCCTTTGGAGTCCTTGGCTTGTAGGCGCTTCTTGATCTCTAAGATTCCAGCTCGCCGGTCGTTGTTGCCCGTCTGGGCAAAGATGCCCTCTAGCGAGTAGGAAGCCTGCACCGCGTCGGCGTGGATAGAGGTCGTCAGGTTGCGGTAGGAGGGATCGATCACGTAGGTGACCGCGTCCTCGTTCAGTCCCCATTGGGCGTTCTTGCGCTTGATTTCCGCCGCGATTTCGGCCACGTCGGTCTTGTCGGGGAAGTGCTCGGCGAAGAAGAGGCCCGCGTTGTCTGAGTCCCAACAGCTCCAGGTGACGCCCGTATGGACCAGGCCGGGATCAATGGAGACGACGATCTCCTGGCTTTGGATTGCTTTCAGCGACGGGAGGTCTACGACATGCAGGGCTTCGCGGAACTCTTCAAAGAAGAGGCCGCCGAAGTGGACGAATTCTCCGGTTTCCCTGGCTCGCCTCTCCTCGTCGCTCAGCCCCGAGAGGAATTTCGCCATCGCCTCCGGCGTATTCCAGGGGTTGTCCCCCATGTCCATCTGGTGGACGATGATTCCGGGCTCATGGCGTTTTTCGTAAACGTCATCGTAGGCCCAAGTGGAGATGCCGAGGACCGGAGTCATGCCGAGGATCTCATCGCCCTCGGTTGAGATCAGGCGCTGCTGGGCCTCAGAGCGCATACGGCGGCCATTGGCGTTGTTTGGCTCCTCGTCCCAGTGGATGCGGTGGGCGGCTGCTGAGGCCCAGGCGTCAATGTCCTGGTCATAGGTCTTCAGCCAGATGTTTGACCCGCAGTTGAGGCTAAGATGCATGTCCTGGGAGGAGAAGGACTTATCGAAGTTGCCATCCTTCAATTGGACTTTGGGAATCCATTTGCGCAACAGGGGGATGATCGTGTCGAGGTGCTTCTTTCCCTTTGGTGCGCCGATCCAGATATCACAGGGGGCCTCGAACTTCTTGATATCGATCAGGTGGGGAGGAACATCCTCACGAGGAACTAGCTGGATTATGTCGTCCACGACGCAACAGACCGTCTTACCTGAACGACCGCCAGCGATCATCGCCTTGATTCCCAGGACCGGGGCTTTTACCCGGTTGAAAGCGAGCTGTTTAGGGTGGATCTTGTCCGAGAGGTCGGCGTTGTTATAGGCCCAGAGCGGGTTAAGCCGGACCTCCTCTAGCGTGGCCTGGAGGATTTCCAGGCGTCTGTCCTGCACCTCGGTGGTGCTCAAACCTTTACGCCGTACTTGCGTTCGAGGGCCTTCAAGGTGGTACTCGTTTCTTGCGGTGCGTCTTTCGAGTCACCGATGCCTGCGGCTTTGAGCCGTTTGAAGGTGCGCCGTGATTTCTGGGCTGGCGTCAACTGAATCGGCTGGGAAGAGAAACCCGGCGTGCTCACCGTCGCGCCAGCGCCTGAATTTATCGTGGCCGAAGTGCCGCTTGACGAGAGAGACATGCCGGGGAAGGATTGAACGTCGGGACCCTTGAGGCCAAGCTGAAGCGCCTGCTTTCTGCCCAGGCCGGGGATATGGCCGACGCTGTATTGGGAGAGGTAATCGCTGCCGGGGTTCTTGTAGAAAGCGAGGCCCTTGCTTGAATCGTTGACGGAGGTCCCGAAGAATTTGCCGCCGAAGCTCATGAACGTGTGCCCTGCGTTGTAGAAGACCGTCACTGCGCCTGGGCCGGGTTTGAGCACGCTTCCCATTGATCCTGAGACCAACGAACCCTTTAGCACCCCCATCTTGTTCAGCACATAGGAGACTGCGCCCGAGCAATCCAGGCCGCCTCCGGTGGGACTAGAGGTCGGACTGCCGTGCCCGCCTCCCCAGACGTAGGGGATGTGGGCCTTAGCTAGTTCTTTAGCGGCCGAGAAACCGGCCTTGTAGCGCGTTACCACCCGTTGAGGGGGTGGCCCGACTTTGGAAGCCTGAGGGTTGATACCGAGCGACTTAGCTTTTTTGACGGCGGCTTTGTAATTCCTCGCCGCTTTCAGATTGGTCTTCGCGAGGTTGTTCTTTTGGAAGGCTTCTACGGCGTAGCGTTCCCGGTTTTCCTGCATCGGGATACCGGGGCGCTCAAAGCCATCCTGAAAGGCTACTGCGGCCTCCTGGGGGCTCTGAGCAGCGTTTACGGCCGCCTTGGTTGCCGAGTCGATGTGCTGGTCCATAAAGGCGACCTGCACCCTCGGGCTTTTCCAGTCAAGGCCGTGGGAGGAAGCGAAGGCTTGGAGATCTGCTTTGGAGACCGGAGAAGCGGTGAACCCGGCGAGGCCGCCGTTGCCTGAACCATCATCGGCGGTCGTGTTGAGTTCTGGACCCGACTCCTGTTTGAAGTTACCGACGACGCCAGCGGCACCAACTCGGTTATAGCCCCGTTTGTGCAGCGCGTCCTTGACCTGACTTTCGGTCGACCCATCCGAGCGGCTGGTGGTTCGCGCAAGAGCGCGGCGGGCGCGCGTGAGTTTGGTCTTTGCTCTCAGCGTCGCCTTGGGATGCTGCAAGGTAGGAGAAAGTTTTGGCTGGGGGGTGGCGTAGCTTGCCTTGGGAGGTTTCGGCCCTTTGCGTTGTTCGGCGGCGAATTCCCTGGCGTTGTCTTTGATTGCCCCCCGGATCTCCTTCAGCTTCGCCGGGGGGGCGGCTATCTGGGCCTTGGGAGCGCTTTTGACCGGCTTCGCTGCCTTGACCGCCGTTTCGGTCTGCTTTAGCCGTTTGGCGCCAGCCAGGCTCGTGCGTTTGCGCTTGGTTTGACTGCGGCGAGTGAAGGAACGAACTTGCTGGCGTTCGACGGCTTTGCGCTGGGCTGCGCGGGACTTGAAGCCCGATGCGGTGACCTTGCCGTTCTGGACCGTCAGCGTGGGCGCGGTCAGGTAGGTGGCTTCCGGTTCCTTCTTCGTCCCCGCTGGAGGCGGACCGGAGCCTTGGAAGGACTTCGCCTTGCCGCTCTTTCCTCGGGTGGTCGTCCCTCTCCCAGGTATGTAGGTGCTATGTCCCGTGCGAGCGGGCATCAAACCAGCCGTTCGCCAGACCCGGAAGGCTCCTTGCGATTGCGCCACTGCCGTATGGCTCTGGCGTTGGTCTGCCGCCGTTTGCGGCGGCGTTTAGCACGCTGGCGTTCCTCGCGTTTGCGTCGGTTGTAATCTTCGGCCAGCTTGCCGACCGTTGGGCCGTGGCCGGGGACCGGCATCGAGCCTTCCTCATCAGAGGTGATGTAGCTGGTGAGGTAGCGGCGGTTAGCCATTGCGTTTCAGGTAGGAGCGTTTGGGCTTCATGGTCGAAGCCTCGCCGATGTATTTCTTCGCCCAAGGGGTTCCCCTGCGGGCCTGCGCAAAGATGTAGCGCGCCTGCTTAGGAGACGTGGGAGGCATCAGCCCTTGCGCGTTCTTTCCAGGTAGCTGCGAGGACCAGCGAATTGTCGTTTACCTCGTTTGGGTGGTTTGACGACGAAGGGCCGTCCACCCCGTTTTCCTCCGAACCGCTGGGGCGGGAGGGATTTGTAAGACATGCAGGTTCCTTTCAGCGTTTAGGAAGGATCGGGCGGCCGTAGACATAGATCGAGATCTCAAAGCGACCGATGCGTAGTCCGACCGTTTTGCGAGAGATCCACAGCCTCGTACCCCTTGCAGGGTTGGTCATTCGGGTCTCCTTGGCTGGATGGGAAGCTAGGAGAGGAAGAATCTAATGACGAGCGCTGCAGTTATTGCTCCGGTAGAAGCAGAGGTCCAACCAGCGAGAAAGCCTCGGTTCCAAGCTTGCTTCACAGCCCCAAACTACTTCCAGGAACCGGGTTTGGAGCCCTGCTTGACGTTGTGAGCAACGTAGGGACCCTCTTCGGCGAAGACCGTGAGGCAGAGGCCTGGTTTCTCTTTGGAAACGACGAGAGCGGGAACCTGTCCTTTGGGGTGCAGGAGAAAGGTGACGAGAGTCCCGGGTTTCTTAGCCGTTTCTTTCTTGGCTGGCATGGAGTCCTTTCTAAGCTTTCGAGGCTTTGCGATGCAGCTCTTGGGTGGCGAGGCGTCTGGCGCTTGAGCGAGGCATCGTGCGGGCCAACTCCTCTACCCGGTTATCGAAGGCATCTGGGACGGCCGAACCTGCCTTGACTTGAACTTTGTACTCGCCTTGCTCGGCTGCCTTTTGGGCTTCTGCTTTTTGGCGCACAAGCGTTGGGTCATCCCCGTCAAACGGTCCTGCTCTCTCGCTAGAGGATCGAGGCTCAGCAACGGAGACACCGGACGGTTGATCCGTACGCTCCTGGCTTTCGCTGGAACGTTCCACACCAGCGTCCCCGTTGCTCAACCCCAAGTCCTCCTCAACGAGACTCCGCAGGTAGGCGCTCATGTCGCCTTTTTTCTTGAGCTTGTCCTTTAGCTCAGGCTCTAGGCGGAACTGAATCAGGGCGCTGCGCCTCATGGCTTCACTGCGTGTACCTTGCCGTCGCGGCAGATAGCTACAGCCTCGTTGAGGTAGGGCGGCCAAGGCTTTGGGTTGAAGCTCGCTACGCCTTCGTGTTGAGCGCATGCTGCTTCGATGTCCTTGGTGCCATAGGCCTCAAGGCCCAGGGGGGGAACGAACGTAACGAGGGCTAGGCAAATCATTGCTAACGCCCATGAGGTGACGAAGCAGACTACGACCGTTTCCTTGGTTTCCATGTGCTGACAATAGCTGTCCTTACGTGCCTTGTCAACACAGAGCGTCATGTCATTACGGAAGCCGTTTAGCTGTGATTTCTCAAGGGCGGGGGTGTCATTACAAGACCCGTTACTTGGATTTTCCTCAGGCTGGGGGGTAATTACATATACAGCTCGCCCACGCCTGCGGCCCCTCCCCCCGTCCCCCTATGTCATGACGTGGTGCAAGGTCGTAATTCGCTCTCTCGTACTCCATTACTTCAACTAATGAAGCTATGAGGAAAGGGCATGAGAGAAGGGATTGAGGGGAGTTGCGTGCGTTAGTGCGCTGATCTCTGCTGGGTACGCGAGACAACTGCATCCCTATATCCCTGACGTTAAGCACAAGACCCGATGCCCTACGTCTCTACCTGGCTAGGTATCTCTCTTGGCTCTGTGGCTGGGATTGGCTGGGTGATGGGTGGGGCTTAGTGTGGGTAGTAACAGCCAGGAGTTCTCTGGACCTTGCGGCGTGCCATCTGGGTTAGACGAACGAGCGTGCTGTCGACTTCGTTGACTAGCTGTTGGATCTCGCCGTAGTCGAGATCGACGCGCTGAGCGAAGTTCAGTCCCTTGTAGCGCACGCAGACGATATCGTTGTGGACTTCTAAAGAGCCACCGTCAAGACCATTACGCCTGAGAACAGCATTGGTCCAAACATTCTCGACCGCAGCCGCGAGTGCTCCAGCGTTAGCCATCAGGCACAACCTCGGCGTCCTCTTCGCTCACAGGCTCTAGGTTGAGGACCTTCTTCGGCTCTACGCCTAGGCTCTGTAGCTCTTTGAGCATGCTGGGTAGGTCTACAGCTCGGCGCTCGGTGGGTTGTTCATGGAGGAGCTGGGCCTTTTCGGTCTCTACGGCTGCTCCGACGGACATGTTCCTAGAGGCTCCGGGGAGTTCTTTGGCTGGGAGGTCGTCTACCTCTTTGCCTAAGCGTTCGAGGATCTGTCTGTTCACGGCCATTTGTCGTGACGCGAGGTCCAGGTGTTCGTCTCCGGCTTGCCTGCGGATCTGGGGGAGGATCGTCTGTCTGATCCGTTCGTACTCCTCGACGTGCTGTTCTGATTTCCAGCGCCAGAGCAAGGAGTCGTCCATGCGAATACCGTCTTCGGCGAGATCCCTAGCGGCTTTGCGGGTGTTCCCGTTGGCGTAGGCCACAGCCGTTAGGGCTCTCGTGACTTCTGGGGCGCCGTATCTGCGCTGTATCTGTTTGGGTTTCTCCGCAATCTCAGCCATTGAGCAGTCTCCGTAGCATGTTGGCTACCTCTTGGTCAGCTATCCAGCCAGCATCGCAAGAGGTAGCTTGAGCTTCGCATGCACTCGCCAGTCTTTCAACGCGCCCTTGAAGAGAGGGTCCACGCAGGTGGGGGGCACACAACCCGGCTGAGGGCTCATAGCCGTGAAGGTTGGGTTTCTCTTTGGTCTCGCTCATCGGTGGTCCTTGAACCTGGCAGGGCCGTAGTGAGCGTCCAGCTCGACTTGGCCTTTCTCATTCATCCTGACATTGAGGAGGTTGAGTTTGGCCTTACCCTCGAAGTCCTCGGGGCGTACATCCCACGGCTTGAGGGTGGTCGTTTCAATCTCTACGCGCTTCATCGGAGGACCCTTTCAAGCTCTCGACGGGTCACACTTATCCCTCCAAAGTATGTATAGTGGATGAATGGCTGCAAACGACCGAAATAACCCGAAACGAGCTGCGTCATCGGACTCCGATCTGTCCTTGGTTGAGTTCTGGCAGGAGTATCCAGACGATGCTGCGTGCCTAGACAAGCTCTGGCGTGAGCGCCATGCGCCTGATGGGCACCATGCTCATTGCCCGGTTTGCAAGAAAGAGCGGAAGTTCCATCGGACCAAATCGCGAGCCTCCTACACCTGTGATTCCTGCGGGAAGCATCTGCACCCGATGAAAGGGACGATCTTCGAGAAGTCCACGACCTCGCTGCAGCTTTGGTTCTACGCGATGTTCTTGATGGCCAGCACTCGCTGTGGGATCTCTGCCAAGCAGCTAGAGCGCGAGCTGGGCGTGACCTACAAGACTGCTTGGCGAATGTTCAACAAGATCCGCAACGAGCTGATGAAGGACGATGGCTCACCGCTCTCAGGAGACGTTGAGGTCGATGAGACTTCATGGGGCGGGAAACCGCGCAAGAAGCTGAAAATGCGCTCTCCCGAGCTAACCGCGCACTTGCAGAGCAGGACGACGGTGCTGGGAATGGTCGAGCGTGGCGGCAGGGTTCGGCTGCGCATCATTCCTTCGCGCCGAGGACCGGCGCTTAGTAGAGAAGTGCTGGCCAACGTCAACCCCGAATCGATCATCTTCACCGACGATTGGCGTCCCTATCGGCCGCTCAAGCGCGAGTACCTGGATCACAAGGTCATCAATCACTCAGCGGGCCGCTACGTCGAAGGCGACATCTACACGAACACCATCGAGGGCTTTTTCGGCAACCTCAAAACTGGGATGCGCGGTGCCTACAAGAAGGTCTCGACCAAATGGCTGCAGTCCTACTTGGACGAGTACACCTGGCGCTATAACGCTCGACGCGAGTCGAAGGGACTATTCGAGCAACTGCTTAGTCGAGCTGCGGCCCGCTAGACAACCCTCTTGCCAGCGAGAGAGGGACAACATAGGGTCTTCACGCGTGGAGGCGACCCGGGGAACACGATGGGTATCCGCCGTTACGTACGGCGGCAACTCGTCCTCCGGCACCCGCCTCCGCGCATGAAGTGATTTAGGGGATTCCGTCCCAGAGGCGGCCCGCAGGAACGTCGAAGGCGCTGGCGAGCGTGATGACCGTCTGGAACTGCGGCGCTCGGGCGCAGCGCTCAAGCTTGGAGATCGCCGTGTTGTGCATCCCCGCGTGGTGGGAGAGGTCTTCTTGGGACCAGCCGCGCTCCTCGCGAAGCTGCTTCATGTTGAGCGCGAAACGCTCCAAGGGGTCCACGACGAGGAAGCTTCATCCCTCTAGCCTTTGACGCCAAGAGACAAACCGTCAAGGGGTTTCGGTACGCTGCCGTCCTCATGGACTGGGAGGAAGAGCCCTATGAGCCGGAGGAAGAGGAGGAGGATTGGGGGCTGCTTGAGTGGGTCCTACTGCCCTTCTTCCTTCTCTGGCAGTACAAGTACTTCGTGCTGATTGCCGTGGGGGCGGCCATAGCTGCGTTTGGGATCTTCGACAAGGAGAAAGTAGCCGAGTCGCGCTCCTGCCCTGGATATGCCCTTGTGCGCAGTCTCAAGGCCAAGCGGCAAATCAACACGTTCACGGCCGTCAAGCCAGAGGGCAACTGGGAATGCGAATACTCCTTGGACAACGAAGACGCCCTGATCCGCTTTAAACGAGTCAGGGGCGAAATTTCCTCAGAAGTCGAGTCCCGCGCACGTGGTGGTTCGGCCTACTCCGCAGCAAGCAGAGAGATGCGCGCCGAAGGCTACGTGGTTCGTTGATCCTTCCTAGCCGCGTGCCGTAGAACGTCCTCGAAGTCCTTGCGCTTCAGCGGGGGGATCTCAATCGGCTCATACGGCTTGCCCGTCTTCGGGTCGATGCCTTTGGGCTGAGTCTTCTGAATCGGCTGTTTAGCCATTCCTGAATAGTAGTGCGCCCCCCTAAACTCTAAAGGTCATCGCATAGGACCCACTATGCGATGGCTGGTAGCGGGGACCGACCGGGACGGTTGCGATTAGCTTGCGCCGTCCCGGTCGGGACTTCGATCTCCGCAAAAGCAGCCACCTACAATGCAGACGGCCACTCGGCCTGGATACACAAGGGCTCTTGCGAACTGATTTGCAAACGCGCTCTAGCAAAGCGCTGGTTCGTGGGAGCCCTTCCCTATGTCATTACATCTGTGGTTGATTCTATACCCCTTTGGTTTTGCCAAGTAGTTCGCGGGTCCGCTTGCCATGCGGGCTGCATTCTACATACCTTGACTACCCATGTGTGCCCAACCAGTCCTTGGCGGCTTTGATCGACGCCTCCTCGAAGGCTTTGCTCAGGCTAGAGGCCATCAGGCTCGGGGGGAAAGGGTAGGCGCTTATCTAGTTCTTCCTCCCAGTGTTTACCTGGTCGGCGGCCGATTGCGCTCCAGCCATCCTTCATGATCTGACCTTCCTGCCAGTTGCGTCGCTCTATGTCTCGGAGTGCGCCGCAAACCTCGCGGTCTGCCGCTTCTTTGAAGGCTTTGCTCATCGTGCTAGGCATCGGAGATCAGCTCCTCGGGGATGCGAGCACCACAACAAGGGCAACGAGAGTCTGCCGTCACAGCGTCAAGGGTAAAACCGCAGAAAACGCAGGTAGGAGCTTTATTCATGGCCTTGACATTCTACGGGATGGGTCTATAGTTGTCATTACGTTCAATCCGACTGAAGGGGCAACTCATGTTCGGACTCAAGATTAAACGGAACACCGGCCAAAGCGTTCAGGTCGAGTACCCAGGCGGCACTTGCATCATGCACCAAGACGGGACGATGCTGAGCGCCAAGGACTACGGGCGGGAGCTTGACTACTGGCTCTCCGTTTGGGACCGGCGTAACAAGTCTTAGCGCCCCAGTTGCCCAACGAGGGCACTGAGCGGAATGGGGTCGTCTTCGGGCGGCCCTTTTTCGTGGGCCTAAAGTCTGCCTTGCTTCGTGCCGATAGAGAAAGCATGAGACCACAGCCATATCAGGGACCCCATCCGAGTGACCCAGCGGCCTTTGCTGGGCTGCGTAAGAGGCTGGAGGAACGGGAGAAAGCATCACTTATGCCGCCGCCCGTTCCTCGCGGCGACGCTCCGCTATCCGAGAACCGAACGCCTCGCGCTCCTCGCGGAAAAGTCTCTCCTCGGGCGGCGTTGGATTAGGCTCCACGAAGGTTACCTTCGACGGCTTTTGCCCCGTCCTGCGATGTACCCAGCCTTCCCCAAATCTACGGTAGTCGGGGATTGGCTCGGGAGGCGCGTCCTGCTCGATCATGAATCTCGCTAGGCCTCCAATGAAATCTAGAAACTCGTCCATTTGGTCGCCACCCACGAACCACTCGCCGACGAGCCGGAATTCCCTCAGTCCATTGTGAAGCTGCCACTCCAGCTCTGCGTCACCGGGGACAACAGCCAGTAGTTCGAGACGATGGGGATTCCCGGTCTGCAGGGAGGCGATGCGTTTAGGAACGTCGACCGCCCGTCCTATCTTTATCGGGCGCTGGCGTTCTGCCTGCACCACGTAGACGAACTCCGAAGGACGCGGCTCCCTGGCGAGCCAATAGGCAAGATCACTCTGAGGGCTACCGGATTCGGGCATAGGTATAGCGCTGGCCCGAGCTAGTCGCCGCTATCTGCGGGTCCGGCAGGACGGGAGAACCCTAGCACAAGAGTTGACAGGGCGCGACTCATATTGCTTCCACTTGCTTAGCTAGGGATTGCTGATGGCGGAGCACGGCCTTGGTTGCGCGGGAGGGAGCCGGTTCAGCCGCCCGAGTCGCCTTGGCTTCGTGAGCTTCCGAGAGGCGATGGCCCGCTGATAGGAGGACTGACTTGGCGCGTCCAGTGAGCGCCGCTTGATCCTCGAATTCTTTGCTTACGCGCTCAGGCTCAGACTCATAGCCCTCATCCGTACGCACGCCCTTGAGGCCGAACATAGGCCGATGGGGGTCTGCGTCGATCTTGACGAGGGCCTTGATTTGAGCGCCCCGCTTAACGGCTTCTACGCGGATTTGAAAGGCTATCCGGGCTTCCTTGTCATAGACGGGGTATCTACGGCCTCTGGAGGCCGCTGGAGCGCTCTCAGGCCATGCTATCCAGACGGGCTTGATGCCTGCTTCGTATAGACGCCGCCGAGTCACCTTCGCAAGCTTCATAGCTCGCCTTGGATGAAGGGACGGATGATGTCCGGGAATTCCTGGGCTAGGATGGCTGAGCGCTCGGTGGGAGTGAGCTTCACGGCTCGACCTCGTCCCAAACTATCTTGGGGGGCGTGGCTGCGGGAGGAACAAATCGCTTGCCGTCACACATCACGGCAAAGCCCTTCTCATGCAGGTCCGTAATAGCCAACTCGGCCTCTCGCGGGGTTTGTGCTTCCGCCATAATCAGTAGCTCCTTGGCACGAGTTCTTCCGCTATGACGGGGCAACATGAGCCAATAGTGCTCTGCCTTCTCTGCTGGGGTTGGGTTCACGACCAGCGCTCCACGTTCTGCTTATGGGCGTCGGAGTCTCGGAGTGCTTCGAGGGCTTGGATAGCTTCGTCAAGGTCGCAGATATGGATCGGGTCGTCTGGGTCTTCATCGTTGTATGACGGGGTATTTGAGAGATTCCAGCACGCTCCGGTGGAACCCTGGAAACAATCGAATATCCCGAGCCCATCGGCCTGAATCTGCCAGCCGTACTGACGCCCATCGACGTTCTGGCCCTCGATTGGGACAACCTTGTAGCTCATATTAGGTCGCCTTTGATCTTCGTGATGAGTTCGAGAATCGATGCCTCTATCGAAAGGGCAATCGTGGCTTTGATCGTGGCCTCTAGTTCATCAGCGGTTGCCTCTCCAATCGACTCGACCTCGACCAGCGCTACCTTGAGCGCAATCCACGACTCTCTCAAGTTTGCGGAGCGCCGTCCGAAGTCTTCTACTCTTTGGTTGAGATCCCGACCGTGATTCATCTGTACTCAGCCACCCAGCCAGTGTCCAAGAGTCTCAATCGTAATGACGACTTGGCTCATTGATACTCAACTGCCTCGCTCCCATAGCAGGCAATCTCAGCCAGTTTTTCCTCCATCATTTTCTCGTGGTCAACCTCGGCCCTTGCGCGCAGATAGCCGTCTAGGCGCGCTTTGTCCTCGGGTTTGACCGGGTTCTCTTTCGTGCCTTCGTAGATACGTCCCTTTCGGTCCATTTGCGCTCGTCCTTTCTCGTCGTACTCATCGCACCAACTCCAAGGTGGGACCCATGACTACTTCGTTCTCGTGGTAGAGGGTGATATCGGAGCCGGTTGGGTAGTAGCACTGGATGATGTAGCGGGCTTTGCCTGAGAAGCTGCCTAGCATTTTGTCTATCGGTTGGCGTGAGATCACTGGGTCATTGCCGCTTAAGTCATCGACGTGCATCTCTATCCAGCCTCTTTTGCCCCATTTCATTCCTAGCACGTAGGGAACGTAGCGCCCGATGTACTCGGCGGCGGGAGCATCCCATAGTAGGCCGTCGTTCTTGCCAAGGTAGCGCGTCTGGATGGCGGAGCCTCGGACTTGGATCTGCCATACGGGTGGGCCGTCGCCGTTCTCTGCGTAGATCTCGACTAGGTTCACGCCCCAGCCTGGCGCAGGTATCGGGAAGCCTTTGGGGAGGAAGAAGCGGCCTCGAATGAAGGCTACTTCGCCTTCCTTGATGAAGTTCTCCGTCTCTAGCTGCGCTCGGGTGGTGATGTTGACGCCACCGGGCGAATGGTCGGTGGAGAGGACCGCCATCTTGATTGCGCGACGGCCTTCATAGTCCAGTTCGGTCATTGCGCCAGCGCGGGAGGGCCACCCGATGTTCCAGTCGGAAAGGCTGTTCCAGACGTCGGAAGCGCTTGGCACTGGTTCAGGCAAAGGTTCATGGACAGATGGTTTTGCGTCTTTGCCGGGCGGTCCTTGAGGACCAGGGGGACCTTGTTTGCCTTCGGGGCCGGGGGGTCCCTGTGGCCCGATGGCAGCTTCTTCCCTAGCTTCTCTGGCGGCCTTCAACGCACGATCTATTCGTTCATTCAGCCGTCCGATTACTTTGTCGAACTGAGCTTTAGTGACGTAGGCCATCGCTCTCCATTCTATCGCTAGAGGCCGAGTTCATGGGGATCGACGCCGAGAACCTTGGCGTAGCGAAGGGCCGTACGTTCTCGCATATGCCGTTGAGGGGCCGCTTCCCCGGAGTTACGCAGAAGCCCTAGGCGGCGCTTGACGATGCTCCCATCACCACGGATAGGAAAACTGCCGTCTGCCAACGGACGAGGACATTTGCATAGATATCCCAATTCCTTGGCTACGCTGTTGGGCGAGCGGCCGCTGCGAAGGAAAGCTTCTCTCAACGGCTCGTTGCTCACGTAGCCCATCTAGCTCTCCGGGAGATATTCATAGGGAATGCGTCCTGGGGTTGGATACATCTCACCTAGAAGCTCCTGGCAGCCCAGACCAAGGAGGATTTGATCTACGGTCTCAAGTGAAATCTCCTGTTGCTCACCTGAGGTGACCGCGTAAATCCGTCGAACGGTCGAAGACGAGAGGACCCCTTCGGGAACCTCTATTCCCTCTAAAAAGGAGGCGAGAGGACCAACCGAGACATACTCGCGACGTTGGGGGATTGGCTTGCGGGGACCTCGGTAGGGCCGTCCTTCCTTGCGGCGTCTGGCGGCCTTACACTGCCGCCACATTTCGCGTCGCTTCTCTGGGTCTTCTTCTTCATACCAGCGTCGTCTGATTTCAGGCATTACGCCTTCGGCCACTTTGCGGTCATAACGCTCTTTTGCGTCTTTTGCTCGGCACGGCCTGCACCAACTATCCGGGTAGACGCCAGTCAGCCCACAGCGCAGCTTTTTCCTCAGGGTTGAGAACTCCGTGATCGGTTTGTAGCCCTCGCAACGACTGCAACGACGCTGATCGGGTTCTACTATTCGTTGCTCTCGCTCTGCATGGAAGCGGCGGATGGCCGATTCGCTGAGCTTCTGACGGTGCTCGGGCGTCAAGTGCCGCTTAGTTCCCTGGGCCATCTGCTTCCTTGACTTCTTGCAGGAACCGTGCGGCGTTGTGCAGGCGAGCGGCGAGGTTGTCCTTCGCCATCTTTCGGTGCAAGTCCCTGTCCATGATCTCTTCGTCCAGACGACGCACGTCGGTCATCGTCCAGCCCCAGGGTAAGAGATAGCCTGCGGGTAGCTCAGTCATTCTCGGACTCCTCGGCTGGGGCGAGAAGGACAGGGGTGCGCTTGAGTTGTTCGGGGGTCCGCAACTCGCGGTTATCGAGGGGAGAGCAGCCCTCAGCGTCTCCAGTGCAATGAATCGTCAGCTCGCCAGCTTCCATGTAGCCGACCTCGTGAAATCGAATGTCCACGGGAGCGCCGCAGTTCTCGCAAACCCAAGCCCACTCAGTCATTTCCAGCCTCCTTCTCTAGCTTGTCTATCTCCACTAGAGCCGTAGCGGCAAGGTTGTTCAAGCGGCCTTCGAGGTGCTCTAGGCGCTTCTGAGCCGTTGGCTCATCGGGGGTGCGCGTGGACTGCTCAAGGATGATGGCCAGCCACCACTTGGCGCATTCGAGGGGATCGTTAAACCTTGGCATGGCCCTCCTGCCTTGGGCAGCGTGCTTCTAGTTGGCTCTCCAGGCCCCAATCCTCGCTCCACTCGATTACGTGACTGGGTAGGGCGTCGTAGAAGACGGTGAGCAACGGTCCAAGTTGGCGGTCATAACGGCGATGATGAACTTCGCAAGCAATTCCTCCGACTCTTGGGTCCCATGCGGCGAGGAGAACGATCTCCCCTAACCAATCCTGCGGCATCGTGAAGCAATCGGTTCCGGCCCCGCCTTCTTCGCCGTTCCAGTCGCTCCACCATTCTTCTACTTCGGCCCCGAGCAGCAGCGCTCCCATTGCATTTTCGATCCGCTGCCGATTGACCCAATGGAAACGTTCGAGCCTCCCGGAGCAGGGGAGCTGGAGGGAGTCGTGCTGAGCTAGTTGGCAGCCGTAGTAGCCATCTGAGAACTCGCGTCCCTCGGAGACTCGGAAGTCGACGCCATCTTTGAAGCTTTCTCGTAGCCAAGAGGGTGCCTTGGGCTTCACGGCTTCTCCTCAAAAGGCGCTAGGTAGTTAGGGGAGCTTGGTGGCAGTTCTTCGCGAAGGCCTTGGATCTCTTCCTCGCGGATGCCATGCTTCCAACTCCAGTAGTTCCGTTCGTGGCGCATGTCCCACCAATCTTCGTAGCGGACCCAGTGACCATCAGCCTCTGGTCGGAGGCTTGAAGAGATCGGCCCCATGTAGCGCTGGACCTCTGGGCTATCTTGCTGGTCAGTCATGGACTTCTCCGAATCTCGCCTCGTAGTCTGCCTTGGCTTTCTGTCCCAGCTTCGCAGACTCCTTGAGGATCTCGCGGCCCATTGGTGCCCCTCCACGCTGCATAACGTTCAGGAAGGCGTCGTAGACGAAGGCTTTCTCCCAGTCCATTTGGTCTCCTAGAACGTCCTTGGCTTTGCGTGCCCTTTCTCGGGCTTGGAAGGAGTGGCGGGGCTTGTGATTCATGAGGCGTCCTCCATGTGCTCGTAGGGGGTTTCGGGGAATAGCTCGGGCTGGCACCCTGAGTCGCTATCAACGGTCTTATCCGCTAGTTCCTGCCCTGCGACCCCGTGGGCCTTACCGGCAGGTCGGCCAGCCGATGCATGGGCGGTTGCAGGTATCTGTTCGGCGCTGCTTCCGATGAGTTGGTACCGGACACCTTCGGCGCTGCCATGAAGTAGCTCGCGCTTGCTGGTGATCTCGTATCCTTCTGCCCTAAGCTCACAGATTCTTGCAGCCACACGCGGGATTCGAGCTTGGATGAAGGAGAAAGAATGGACTCCTTTGTCTCCACCTACTTCAAGCATCTTGAGAACGATCTCTTTCTGGGTGAGCTTGGGACGTTTCATCATCCCTCGCTCCGTTGAGATGCGGAGATGCGACTGCGAAGAAAGTTGGCGGAATCGAGTGCGAACTTAGCCACGGCTGGTGAGGGATCGCGGAAGTAGCCGGTTTCCAAGCCATAGGCGAGTTGTCGAAGCCACTTCACGTCCTCCCCCTCTCCGCTCTCGACTCGCCCCATCGGGTTTGGACCGGGGGTGCGTTCGCGGGATTCGTAGTCGCGCACGGCATCGAACCGGCGGATCGCGTCTGCGACCCTCTCTCCGCTCTCGGAGGCGAGGGCGTCTGAAAGTTCTTTCCGTAACGGCAGATAGACCATGCCGTTGTTAACCGCCCGTTCAACTTCAAGCCGGTCCAGCTCTATGTAGATGCGGTCGCGCATCCCACGCACTGCCTCTGGGTTGCTCGACATTGCCTGCACCAGCGTAGTGCCCAGACGTTTCCCACGAGGTCTTCGTAGTCTGGGCCGCTCCAGGGTCCCCAGACGTGGCCGTGAACCCAGCAATGCAAGCGACTACTCATGCTGGGGCTCCAGGTAGTAGGGATCGACCTCAGCGGCCATAGAATCCCAAAGCCTTTCAAATCTCTCCGGGATCAAGTGCTCGGCTGAGAAGGGATAGGCAACCTCGGCCAACTCCTCGAAGGCGTTTTGCTCTTGCTCTTCTTCGTGCCAGCGCTTTTCCATCTCTGCGCTGGGGGTGTCTTGTATTTGCTTCCAGTCGGTCATACACGACCACCATTGAGCGCTTGACGAGCGATAGACTTCATCGCCACGCTTCCCTCGTAGCTCTGCGATGATCCCGCGACAGCCTCCAAGGCCATGCGAAAGCGTGCCGCCTCAGAGTCGGTGTCAAAGCGAATTTCTCGAAAGCCTTGGCGAGTACAAGCCCAAGAGCCGGGGTGGCCCTCAAAGTAGCGGGCGTGGCCCATATCTCTCAAAGCGCCCAAAGCACCCTGAACCTTCGGTAGTGGTTCGTCTAGCCATTCGGCTATCGCAGCGGCACCATGCGAATGATTCGCTCTGTCAGCCAACCACTCCAACGTCTTTCTCGCTAGGGCGCTCATGGCCGCCCTCCAAAGGTCTTCCCGGACTCCCCGTAGCCTTCGGTTGCCATGGATTCACGCATGGACTTCAGGGTGGACTGCCTAGCTCCCACGGCGGTCTCCAGCTTGCGGCTTCTCAACCTGAGTCCTTCGACCAGTCGTTTAGCCTTGCGGTAGCGCACGTAGACCTCGAAGTCCATCTTGCGACGAGCCATTGCTAGGCGCACGTCCTCGCCGGGGAGGCGTTGGCCATCGTGTTCCTCGACGACCAGTAGAAGGGCCTCGTCTAGCTTCTCCTCGTACTCACTCTCTGCATCGCCTAGGGCTATATAGGCTTGCTCCATTTGCTTGCCGAGGCTGTCCAATTCGGTCGCGGCGACGTCGAGGAACTCGATAACCTCACCGGATGATGGAAGGGCGGTCATGCCTTCAACCGCCAATGCGAATGTGGCGTGCGAGCCTCGCCTTCCGCCAGCCACCTTCGGCTGACTTCGGCTATTCCGTCGGTCAAGGGATTGCGGAGAAAGACGAGGTTCCCGGCAGCAGCTTCCTCCCTCTCGTTTTCAGTAGCCGTTGGGTGCTCGGCGTAATTCATGACTTCGTATTCCGTCACGGTCTCTCGCGTCGTGTTGTGGAACTCCCAGATTTCGCCTTGCTTTTTCATCAGAAAGGAATGTCTTCTTCGGGTTGACGGAAGGACTCGGGCATCGGGCCTGCGATCTCCTGGAGTCCCTTGAGCGTCTTCGGGGGAGTCTCGATATCTCCTGCGATCAACACACCAAGGCTTTTTTTCTGGCGGTCGAGGGGAAGACCTTTCCAGGCTTGGGTCAACCAGCGTCTCTCGTCGAAGTCGTTTATCCCGGCGTTGTAGAGGGCGTCGTCTAGTCGCTGCTCGTCTTCGTCATTGGGTGAAGCAGTCGTTACGGTCGCTCCACCGGGCACATGAGGCTGTGCTTTTTGCAATTGTTCGGCTGGCGGCTGCTCAGACCCACGGGAGGCGCTCGTAGGAGACGAAGCGCTCTCGGTGGCGTTACCGTGGGCCTGAACTGCGGCCTGGCCTGCTTTGTTTACGTCAGCGTCGAAGAAATCCGTCCATTCCTTCAAAGCGCCTTTCGTATCGGAGGGGGCACCATAGTCGCCCTGAGCGTAGGCAAACCAAGCACGAATTGCCATCTCCTGCGAGTGCTGCCTGAGAATCCGGGCGCTCCGCTCTGGATCGCGCTCTTGCTCTGATTGCCAGGATTTTGAGCCGCCGCCGCTTTGTCTCGGGCCTCCCATCTTCTCCAGCTTGAAGCGGTAGCCGTAGTCTCCAACGCTGATCGTGCCGTTGGCTGGCTTGCCGATCTCCGGAGAGTTGCCCTCTTCTCTTTTCCAGTAGGTGCCCTTGGCTTTGAAGCCATCGGCTCCTTTGAAGTCCACGTAGAAGGCTTGGAGGATCTTGCCGTGCTCGTTGCGGTCGTAGACTTTGCCGGGGCGCACGGACTCGGCGGTCCACTCCTGGGTTGGGGCGGGCGGTTGGGGGTGCTCGGTCATGCGTTTTTGACCTCTTTGCTACAGACGGGACAGGCCGTTGAGTTAGCGGGCACCGCAAAGGTTCCGCAGATACAGACGATGACCTTCCCGCCCTCTTTTTTGGCCTGGTCTCCGGCCGTAAGCGCTTCCAGAATGATGTCCCCGACGCTCATGCCTCAACACGCTCCCTGGTCGGGACCTCAAGGTAGATTCCTGCGTCTGCCTTTGCTTTTGCGATGGCGCGCTTGAACAGATCACAGACCTCGGCGTGGGAGTGGGTCAAGTTGAAGAACATCGGATGGCCATCGAGTACCAATTCGCTTAGCGCTTTCCAAGCCGGTGACTCAAGCACGTCGCCATATCGGCCTCCCGCAGCGTGCACAGCGTGCATTGCGCAGAATTCGTTGACACCGTCCCCGGCTCCCCTTTGGCACCAATTCTCCTCGTTCTCAATCAGCCCCAACGCCTTCTCCAGAATCTCCCAGGTCTCCATTAGTCCCTTCCTTTCACGAGAGCCTTCATGCCCTCCTCAGTTGCCTCAAGTGCGGTGTCGAAGCAGTCTGCGGCCTCTCTTAAGCCCAGGTCTCTGCATTGGTCTCGGAGGGTCGTGAGGTTCTTGATCTCTCGCTCAGCCGTTATTTCTGAGTTCATGATGTGCAAGAAGTTGAGCACGTAGTAGTTGTGGCGAGCTTTAGCAACCGTTTGCGTATAAGCGGGTTGACGGTCGGGGAAGAGGTCGGGGTTTTTGAAGCTCACGGTCTCTCTCTTTTCGATGGCCCAACGTAACGGCCTGCTCGTTTGTAGTCCTTTGGTGGCCAGAACCAATCTCTGTTTTCTTCGACCTCAACGTGGCCAGGACGGCAGATGTGCTTGTAGTCCAGCCAGGCAAAGAACCAGAGCATGGCGAAGAACAGAACGAAGGCTAGGATGACTTCCAGGGTCGTGCTAAATGACAGGATGGCGGCATTCATTGGTCTTCCTCCTTCGCATAGTCGGCGAGGCGGTCGGCGAGAGCTGCGTAGTAGCTGGTCTTCGCGAACACGCCCGTGCGAATTGCTTTCGCCGCTAGTTCTGCCTCCTCAGGAGAGAGCACCGCAGGGTGGTCGGCGGGGATGACCTCGACCTCTGGGATGTAGCGGCAGTAGTCAAGCGCGAGGTCACTGGCCGAACCCTCTTCCCACTGCGGTGCGTGAGAGTAGGAGTTCCCGGTTAACGTGCCGTTGCTCACATACCGCTCAATCCAGACCCCCGGCCAGTCCTCTCCCTCTCCGCTCTCTGAGGCGAGGGCGTTCCGCAAATCCTCCAAGAGCTGCGCGGAGATAGCCTCGCCGTTGCGGTACATCGCTTCGTAGATAGGAAGCCGCTTCTCTATGTAGATGCGGTCGCGCGCCATCAAGCAGCCCTCAGCTCTTGGTCCTCAATGACCTCCATGAATAGCCTGCTCTCCATCTTCGTGGAGCGGTGGGGGTTCTTGGTGCCCCCGGTGCAGTGGTCCCTGCGCTGAGGGGTTGAGGGGATCTTGCCTACGTGGCTACAAACTGGGCAGGTAGGGAGCGTGACTTGGAGTGGAGTGCGAGTCATCGGAGTTTGATCCAGTCCTGGGTCTTACAAATCAGCCACGTCATCCACCCGAAACCGACCCAAGCCCAGGTTGGGGAATCGGCGATAACAAGCGAGGCGACTACGGTGCCCGTGACGGCGGCAGCCGAAATCTGGGCAGACAGAAAAGACTCGTGAGCGTTAAACAGCCTTGCAATCCGAGCGCTCATTTGTTCTTTCGGTTCTCGCGGAACGCCTGATTCAGTTCATCCGCGACGCGGGTTCGTAGCCAAGTGGAGACGCGAAGCTTTGCCTCAACATCAAGAAGCCTTAACGCGCGATGGATGGCCCGCATTGCCTTAATCTCTGGGTCGAGCGCCTTAGTCATTACGTTTCCCGTTCTCCCGCGCTACGTACTCCTCTAGGGCTTGTCGGACTTCTCGGGAGTAAGGTCGGTTGCCTTCGTCGGCTAGGCGCTTGATGGCCTCACCGATCTCGCGGGGTACGAATGCAGTGGGGACGCGGACTAGCTTGTCCTCCAGGGCTTTCATCGGCCGAGCCATCAGTCAAAGTCCTCTTTGTCGCAGCGCTCCATGAGCTTGCTCACGACTTCGCGAGTCGGTGGCCGTCCTTCGTTTAGGTTGCGCTCAGATACCTTGAGCGCTTCGACCAACTCCTCAAGTTTCTGTTCCCATCGATCCATATACGCACTCTAGCACAGGTTTGCCCCGCGTCAACCAGAGAATTATTAAGAAGGGAACTCAAAGATCATGCTCATCAACCGCACCGGGATTGAGGGCTCGCGGCTCTCGACCATGCGGCCTGCGCTTTGGGCCTCGATTGCCAGAGCGCGCTCGTAGAACTCCTCGCCTAGGTCTCTGAGGTCTTCCCAGCCCTGTTGGTCCACGTTGGCAGGAAAGCGGATGGCGTTGTGGTCTGGGCGCTCGGCAAAGGTGCCCTCTTCGATTGCGTAGGCTGCGTCGGCCATGATGAGTTGGACTACCCGTGAGGCCCACTCTGCGCGTTTCTCGGGGGAGAAGTCCTTGTTTTCCTCATCGGTGGTCAAGGGACGTACGACGGCTTTGTAGAAGTGCTCTACGGAGCCTCTGACGGGTTCTTGGCGGACCTCCTCTATCGCTCCGGCTTGCTCTAGCTTGCGGATGTGGGACCAGAGGGTGCCTACGTTTACGTCTAGCTCCTCGGCTAGCTTGGAGGCTGAGGTTTCCCTTTCTGCCATGGCGATTAGGCAGCGGACTCGGAGGGGGTGAGAGACTATCTTGACTAGCTCCGATTGGGTGGCGAGGGCGGTGGTCATTAGTAGCCAAGGTCGGCGTGGCTCAGGACCGATCCAACGGCTTCTTCGTGCGTAAGCTCGACTTCCTCCACTGCTCGGCTGATCTCAACGGCATTGCCCGTCCGCAAGGACTGTCGGAGATACTGCAACTGTCGCCGGGCTTCGGTAATTTTGGCCTCGCACTGGGCCTTGGTGGGCCGCCCCTTGTCGCTCATTGCTCGGAGGCTGCTTTGATTGCGGCCCCTAGCGCGTATCGGACTTCGTCCTTGGCCGAAACTGCTTGGCCTCGCTTGGAGGGACGCGCAACCTTCTGCGCATTGACTGCAGCCGTAAGTCCCTTGTCGCTCAGCAGACTGCTCTCAGGTATGTAGCGTTCGGTTTCGGTGTCCATGCGCGCTTCCGTTGCATACACGGGGCGGGGAAGGCCAGGGAACTTGCGCTGCATCTTCACCACCGGCCAGTTTTTCTGGGACTCAGCGCGGACTGCCGCCCTTGGCACCCCTCCGCTGTCATGTACCTGCTTCATGGGGTTGACTCCGAACACCACTTACAGATGCAGGGGGAGTCGGCAGCGGCCGCCTTACTGGCGTGAACGGTACGAATCTCTCGTAGGAGTTCGTCGCGTTCCCGCTCGAAGCGGTCGGACCGAGTGCGCTCGTAGTCGCGTTCCTTGACGGTCAGCTCGTAGAACGCGCGGTTGGTCTTTTTCTTGGCCACGCTATCCTGCTCAGTGCTCACGGGGAATCCTCGGTCCAGGGGGTCTCCGTGACGGTGCGCTTTTGAACACGGACGTGGTTGTTGCGACGCGACAGTTCACGGACGCTGTTCTGGAAGTCCCAATTGTCGGACGGCCCAGCTTGAGGAGAACCCTGCCACGGCGTGCCGTCTCGGCGCTCCCCGACAATCCGGTACTCCACCCGCTTGATATCTTGCTTCGTGGTCAAGGGCTTATTCCTTTGATCCGTGGCCCGGAGCGCTTCATGCTGCCGGGCCTTTTCCATCGGTACGGGGCAGTCTAACAGACTTAGCGGTCCTCATGTTGTTGGGGTCAGCCACGCAGGCGGTTGATATTCACCACATGGTCAATCTCGGCTTCGCGCTGGGCAGAGCTTAGCTCCAGACGCCGGGCGAGTCCAACACGTTTCCTGGCGGCAGCCTCTTCTTGAGAAATACGAGGGTTTGAGATTCCCGCTATGTCAGCGACGGCGCGCAAGCTGAGGCCAGCAGTACGGAGCTTCGCTATGAGGAGACCCCGTCGCTTTTTGGCTTTTGAGAGACGACGTTCAAGGGTCTCTATCTCCCTGCGCTGATCCCGCAGCCGCACTTTGACGCCTTCTATCCCTCGGCTCATCCCAAAAGCTTAGCTCCTTCGCAAGCCTAAGTCAACCTCCTCCCCCTTCCGCTAGATCAACCGTTTGCGATAATCCAAGCGGTCTACCCAGGAGAGGGGGTGAGGGGGAATGACGATCAAATCCACTGCGGCTGTGCTGCCGTCTGCTTCGATTACGAAGGCGGTCTAAAACGACAAAGCCCCCAGCTCGTCAGAACTGAGGGCCGTTGTCGCCGGGTCGCCGGGTCCAACAAAAGCTTAGCAAGTGGAGTAGCGTCAATCTTTCAGATCCGGTTCTTACGCGCGGACGTAGCTTACGGCGGACTGCTACCGCCTCCACCTAGCAAGCGTTTCGTAGCGCTCTCGGAAGCCTAGCACGAAAAAGCCCGCCCCCCCGGTGGGAGAGAGGCGGGCCTAGGCAAGAAAGTCGTCAGGTAGACGACCGCTACAGATATTAGCGGAGGATTCAATGTTCATTTCAAAACATCAAAGGGCCATAAAAAGGACCGCCCCCCAAGCCACTGAGGGACAGTCCCGTACAGCTTTGTCAATGAAGGCTTTCTCCAAAGCCCTACTTCGCCAGAGACTATATCAAGCACACTCCCAGCCCGGGGGACCTACATCTTCCCAGACGCGGTGAGCTATCACGTCCTGAGCCCATGGGGGCGCTTCTCCGGCGTCGTTGGTCCCGACTAGGGCCGAGCCGCCCCATTGTTGCCAGGTGGCCGTCAGAAGCCCGTAGGCACCCGCAAAGCCGACGAAGTAATCACCCCCAGACTCGCAGGCCGGGATGTAGGCAGGTAGCGCCCACCAGTGACAGCCTCCGTTGGGGGTGCAGCCGTAATAGGGGGTGACGCGCTTAATCCAGAGCATTCGCTTGCGGTGCTTGTAGAACGCCCTCTGGTCCCTACGCCAGGTTTTCTTGATTGCCCGTTTGTTGGCTGGGCCTGCGCAGGCTAGCTGGCGGCGTTGGGCTTTGAGGGTGGATTGCTTGGGTCTCTTGCGCTCCCAGCGGTCCAGACTCCAGACCTTGGCTGAGAACTGCCTGAACTCCTTGGC